AGGATTAGACGGGGTGGGATAGGGGGAGAGGGAGGGGAGAGGGAGGGCACTCCCTACCCACAAAATTAAGACTATCAGTGTTTTAAACATGCACTCCCTACCCACAAAATTAAGACTATCAGTGTTTTAGACATGTAGTCCCTACCAACAAAATTAAGACTATCAGTGTTTTAGACAGCATTCTGTAGGTTATTCCCACAAAATTAAGACTATCAGTGTTTTAAACATGTAGTCCTTACCAACAAAATTAAGACTATCAGTGTTTTAAACATGTAGTCCTTACCAACAAAATTAAGACTATCAGTGTTTTAAACATGTAGTCCCTACCCACAAAATTAAGACTATCAGTGTTTTAAACATGTAGTCCCTACCAACAAAATTCAGTATGATATCGTTTTTAAAACAGTATTCTGTAGGTTTCCCACAGAATAAGGGTTAAGGACTGCATTATGTGGGTATTTTTTTTCAAACGGAATGTTTAACAATTAAAACATAAAACATGAACGTATATGATTTTGCACCTGACTTAGATTTGAGTAAGGAGGAAGAAGGTTCTATTTTTGGGGTGAAAGGAATAGGAGGCAGTGATGGTATAGTATATGCTAAGGTAGTTAGCTGTGAAGAAGTTAAGGATTACAGTTGTGATAGGTGTATTTTTTATGATTGTTGTAAAGATACATGTTTGTTATCGCGTAGTGATAGTTGTATAGAAGGGGGATTGGCTTTGTAGGTACGAACAGGCTGCCATAGAGGGGGAGTAGGCGGCGCCTTGGACTAAGGCCTGCGGTCGTAGGTGGAACGTAGGTCGGAGCCGGAATAGTTTATCGTGGAACGTAAAAAGAAAAATAAAGTGGAACAAACAATACATTACATTTGGATAGAATGGGTATCTTCTACAGGTTCGAAAAGTAGTAGGCTAATAGGTAACAGGTCTATGCCGGTATCAGATGCCAAAGGGATGATATTAAGATTGAGTGCCAAAGAAATGCTTAAATACAGACCAAGTTGGTTAAAGGACTGCGTTTGTATTAGCGTAAGCGCACAAAACATCAAGACTGGAAAGGTATTATATAGAAGAACTATAAACATAAAGAAGAAGGAGATAGCGATATGAAAAAGGCATTTAAGATATTTTCTATTATGTTTGTCATAGAAATAGTGCTGATAGCTATTTTAGATGCTATGGCGTAAGTGAGAAAAATTTCTTCATTAATTTTCTTATGCTTTAGACAGAATGCTCCCATCTGCGAAGATCGGAGCATTTGCTTTATGGGATTCATGGTGCGGTAGGTCGGTTCGATTCCGGCGATCTCACACAACATTAAAATAGGGAAGAACATGTTAAAAGAAGAATTTGAAGAACTAATTAAAAGGGAGGTAAACGAAAATCAGTATAAAAACATAGAAACGGCATACGAGGCTTTGCCGGAGTATATGGATAAGATGTATTTAGCAAGTGCTATTTCAAATGATATTGGGAAAGCTATTAATGTCTTATCGTTTTTAGGATCGTATATAAGCGAGTTAATGGGTTCGATAATAATCGAAAGGCAAAAGGTGGAATCATGTGCCTATGATTTAATAAACAAATCGCATGAGGAGGATGACTTGAAAGCAAGAGAGATTGCCGTGCGATTAATAGGAGAGAGGGAAACAGTGGCATACACAGTAAAAGAAGGGCTGCCATTGTGGGAACAAGATAAAAAGTTTATAATAGAATTAATGAAGGAGGATAGAAAATGAAAGACGGTATTGTATTGCATCCAGAGCATGGGTTGAATCCATCCATAGAACTATGCATAGTATGCGGTGAAGAGATGGGGATTGCTTTATTAGGGAATAACATCAAAGGGCAGGCGCCGCATCATATATGCACGGGAGAAATATGTGACAATTGCAAAAAGATAATAGATGACGGAGGTTGTTTTATTATCGAAGTCGAGGATGGATCAGATCGAAAGAATCCGTATCGTACAGGAAGATATTGTGCGATAAAGAAAGAAGCAGCAAAGAAAATACTTGGACAGGAACATAGTGTTGTGTACATGGAAAAGTCTGCGTACAGTCAAATAATACCACAAAAATAAAGAAAGATATGTTTACAAAAGAAGAGCGATTATTCATTTGGAAAAAGGTATATGAGATGATTGATTGGCAAGAGGATGGGGAATACATATGTGTTGCGTTAAGAAATGTAGTGTTTATGTATTTCAAAAAACATAAAAATATTTATGAGTTTCGTTCAGACGAAATGGTGAGAATATATTTCCCGGAATTGGAGGAGAAGATAGGTATGGCTACAGAACCAGAGGAAACAAGAACGTTTTATGGGTGGTTTGGTTGTATTAGCCCAGAAACAAAGGAGGTAAGGTTGAATATTGTGAAAGATATTATAAAAGAATTAGGATAGTATTTTTGTTAATCTATTTTATTCATCAAATTAAGTTTTTGGGTTTTGGCATGTCGGTTCGTGAGAATAGGCATGTCTATTTCTGTATCATAGAGGAGATGACGCGGCGTGCCGGTATGTATGTGTCGGTCCTGGTTCGATTCTGGGCATTTCACAAACAATAAAACATAATTATATGGAAGTAATAACATTCGGTCCGGACATGGATTTGTCTTCTAAAGAAGTAGGAGATGTATTTAGATTAAAATTGCATGGCATAGAGTATGATGTCAAAGTGGTTGGTGACGACGAAGACCCTCTTATGTTCTGCAAAGATTGTATATTTTTTAACGACTCCGAACGGTGTTCACTCTCAGAATCGCAAGACTGGTGTTTGAAAAAGCAAGTTGTTTACTGTAAAAACATGATGGGGAAATTTAATACGAAAGACGCCAATTTCTTATGGCGTCAAATTGGTAGGATTGATGGGGTGATAGAAACTCTGAACCGTACCGAAGGAGAGATGCCGGAAATTATAGCCGGAGTGCTAAAAAGAATAAGAGACGATATAGATAAGTTTGTAGATAATAAAACGAAAGATTATGAGAATATACAAGAATGATATTATAAAGGCGTCAGCGATAAGCACAGACGACGAAAGGGGATTATTGCTGTGTTCAATAACAGATTCAGGTTTTACGTCTATAGCGGGTGTAATATCGGCCGTTAAAGACAAGTTACCAAACAAAGATCACAAGAAGATGGTTTTTGAAATCTTGAATGATACGAAAAAAGAGTACGGAAGATATAATAATTGCGGAACAAAAGTATTGTAATAAAGAGCAGAAAACAATATGTTTATGTAATGTTAGTTTTTTCATTTTTATTGAAAGGAGCGCCGGCCTGTGAAGGTATGCGCTCTTTGTATTTGTATAATACATAAAACAATAATAATATGACAGATAATAACATAGATGTGAATATCGTACCTGTAAAGAATGGTGCGAAACGTGTTGTGGTATCATATTACCATTATTCACGCAAAGATAAAAATCACATAAGTTCTCAAACGGATTACGTGTGGGAGACAAAGAATGAAGAAATGTTTAAATACTTTGAGGCCAGGAGGACAAAAGTATTTTATAGTCAGATTCGTGCCATGTGTAGATTCTATGGCAAGAAAAATGTACGTAAATACAAAAAGTTATGATATTAAAAACAACAACCAACGAATTTTGTTTCATTAACGTAAGTTTTTATGAAACAGTAGCAGACCCGCGTCATTTCTTTTCACAGGAATATGATGAGATGCCGGAATATGAAGAAGAATCAAATTTTGATTTTGATTCTTATTGTAATGCGTTCATACCTTATGTGCAAAAATGGGCGGACGAGGTTAAAGAACGTCTTTTAGTATATGGTGTAAAGGATATAAAGGTGATATCAGTCGGACACCCAAGAGAGTATAACTATGATACTGATTGGATGGAGGTAGAGGTGGAGTTCTGTGATGGGTGGCGACAGATGCTGTTATCCAACATTGGTAAGATAATCGATGATGATAGATGTAGAAAATATGCTGAGGTAAATTATAAATCAGTTCAGGGCTACATATTTTTCGGGCCCGGAAATCTAAAGGAGTTTGAGAAAGAAATAATAGAAAAGAATCCAAATTCAGGATATGATCCGGCAGTACTATTAAATATGTATCTAACTTTGGCTTTTGTAAAAGAATTTGGATTTAAAGCCGGAGAAGCATGGAGTGAAATAACAGAATATGCTTACGAATGTTTGTTGTATTCCGATTTCGCAACAACAGAAATGCTTATACCGGAAGGTTCGGAGTATTTATTCAATGACGTGCATACAGCAGAAGCCGACGAATTATATCACCATGTTTTGGATAAATACGGATGGGCGTGGCGTGATCCGAAATATAAATCAGAAACAGAATTATGTACGATGTTAAAGTGGGCAGAAGAAAAAGGCTTGACCATTGAAGAGTTAAGTATTTAATTGTTAAACATAAGGCAGTATTGGTGCGTGAGTATAGGTGCTGCCGTTAAATTATTTTATAATATGAAAAAAGAAGAGATTCAAACTATTTTATACACAATCAAAGAAGGAGACAGTATTAAGATCAAAGTACAAGACAAAAGTGAAGAAATAAGACTGCGGGATCATGTAAGAAGAGTGCAGAAATATGGATACAGGTTTTGTTTGTCTCATTTACATGATGGAATTTTCTATCTGGAGAAGTTGGAAGAGGGAGATAAAGATAAATACTATAGAGTAATAAACAGAGGAAATGGAAAGACCGGAGTATAATAAGCTACGTAAAATGGTTAAGACTACTCCAGGTCTGATAGTGGACGAGGCGCAAAACATGATGCGTGTATCGCTATACGATAATGGGGAGCTTAAGAAGGTGGTAGTAGTAATGAAATGCGATTCTTTTTTACAGTCAAAAAGTAACATAGAAAAGATAATGTTATTATCATCTTCTATAGAAGATAGAAAAAACAAAGAAAAAAATAAAACAAAATCAGAAAATGAACAGAATAACAAAAATAAGAGAAGAAATAGGAGGAAAACAGGTTGATTTGACCTTTTACGGGCGCTTTTGCAGCCTTATCGAAGGTGACAGAAAGATAATACTAAGGGCAATAAAAAACGGTCGTAAGAAGGGCGTAATCGGAGCCATTCAGCCTGGGAGACATGACAGAATTTGGACCACATGGTCTATCGCTTTTGATGATCTAAAGGTAGGGGATACGGTAGAGTTTAGTACATCTGGAAAATACAATCCCGGATTTCATGCTACGGAAAAGTATGTAGGGTGTGTAGAATGGATAAAAGGGTCAGAATGTGCGATAAAAACCGGTAAGGGAATGGCGGTAGTATTAATTAAACACGTGGAAAGGGTGGTGAAATAATGGATTTAAGGATGTTTATAGACCTATTTCAGGAGATTGAGGTAGAAAACTTGTTTAAAGCGTTAGATTTATGTATGGAATATGTAAGATTAGATTTACATGTGTTTAATGTAGGAGCTCATGTAACGTGTTCATACAGCAATGATCTTGAATCTCTTTCACAGGCAGAAGGTTGTAATGTGAATATGATAATAGAGGTACCCTACTTATTCGAAGCATTCATGGAATATGCTTCACCGGAAATGAAGTTGTATTATGAAAAACTAACAGAGATAGTATAATATGAAAGAAGAAGTAGAACGGATAAAGAAGTTGGTAGGCATAGATCATAACAGATGGGAGCAACCTTGTACATGTGATAAATGTAAAAACATGTGTAAAGTTCCTTGTATTGGTACGCCAAAAGACATAGAGGCTATCATAGATGCCGGATACGCTGACAGGTTAAAAGAAACAATGTGGATGGTAGGGTATCTTGCAGTGAAAGAAAAACCAATAGCGATGATCCAGCCAACAGAGAAAGACGGGTGGTGCGCATTCCGCCAGCCGGGCGGTCTCTGCGAGCTGCATGACCTCGGACTAAAGCCGACTGAAGGAGTTCTGGCTTCTTGTAAGGTGGTTGAAGAAGACGATATTCCGACATACGAAACATCTGTACTTAGAGCAGTAGCTCATGAGTGGGTTAAGGTGGAGAACTTCGCAACTATAATGAGAGTCGTTTTTAAATACTTGCATGAAAATGAACGTGGAAAATAAATTAGACAAAGTGGTTAAGATCCTAAAAGAAAAAGGATTTGTAGTATATAGAAAGGGCGGGAAGGAGCCAGGTGTGTTTTACGCCAAAGAAGGTGACAGTCGAATAGGATTCGTTTATCCTAACAACGGATATATATACGACAGGATAAAAATATGGTCTTTTTCAAGAATGTACAAACCACATAAGAAAACCGGATCTTCGTGCTTAATGTGTGTCAGCGACGAATTTACGATAGAAAATGCGATTAAGAACATAGAGGATAGACTGTGGGTGAATTACATAAAAGACGGTAACAGAAAACGACCAGAAGAATATAAAAATATAAGAGAATTTGTTGGTAGCTTCACTAAATTCTACAGCTCTGTAGAATTAGTTGAAGTAAAATAGTTTTCCATGTAAGTTAGTTACCGGCACTGGTCTGCGAAGATAGGTGCCGTTTTTTTTATTCAAGAAAAGAGGACAAATATGGAGAAAAGAGACAAGAAGATGCCTTACGAGGTAGTCATACAGGAAAGAAAAAGAGTGGATTTGTACGGTAACGTAGTGTATTATATCCATTGGTTTGATAAATATGGGTACAATATCACAAACGAATGGAAATTCTGGAGCAAGGGTCCGAAAAAGAAATACGATAGAGTTAATCGTTATCTAACGGATAGTTGGTTGAAGGAATACTGTGGGAATAACGATTTAAAGATAAGGAGAATAAAGGAATGAAAAAGATAAAAGTAGACAAAGTGATATTATATTACATGGATCGGGTAGACCCTGACGGGAACCTATACCGGTTCTATGTATATAAAGACATGGCATCTGAAATAGAATACTTTTGCACGGAAGAGACAGGTAATATGACTATACCAATCGGAGAAGGAGAGTATGTCAAGATCGTACCAAAAAAAATAGAGAAAATACCGGTAAGGGGATATAGGAAGCTTACTGGAATATGGAATCGTGAAACATGTAACGGGAAGGGATGGTACAGGCTTTTTAATTATTTCAAATACAAGCCGACCCTATGTTATTTTAAAAAAGCGGGACATGATGAAAATGGGAACACAAGATACGAAATATCATTATTTAATAACATTATAAATGTGACAAGGTATTTCAATCTGTGGAGAATGAAGCCAGGAAAGTATGTTATGGTAACAAACGAGTGTGGTGCCTTGGATGTTATAAAAGAAAAATTCGATAACATAAATATAGTGGAATATGGATCTGAATGAATTGTACAAAGAAATAGAAAAAGCAGAGGTTGATCTGAATGCAAAAAGATTAAAGTACATCAAAGAGGCATTAGTGGAGAACGGTGGAAGTATAAAGCTAAAATTCAAAGAATTTAAAGAGTTTAAAGAAACTAATGATGCGTTTGACTTCGATGATCAGTTTCCGGTGATAATAGAAATTGCTGGGATTCCTATGTATTTAACGGAAGTGTATGTCAAAAAAAACGATTTTCGTATAGTTCTGCTGGATTATGATGATATGACTTTAGGTGATTATGATAATACAGGGGAAAATGAACAGGTTGCTTATTTTATTAACTATTGTTTAAATCAAGACAAAGATGGGAAAGAGTAGAAAAGATTATGAGAAGTTTCTTAACTCCATATCTCCAGATAGAGACGATGAAACATGGATCATTGGAGGAAAGAACAGGTATTGCGGTAGAGAGAATTACGGCACTATGATCAAAAGGTATGATCCTATTGGTTTTAACGTAGGGTACAGGGAGTGGGCAGAACAGCCAGGGTAAGGTGGAGCCTGCCCTGCCATGAGGTCGGCCTGGCTGTCTGTGGCCAGGGTCGTATATTAGTCAGATAGTGAACAATGAAAACGATACAAATATTATGAATTTAGGCAATCATATACCTAAAATAATAGCTTATGACATTTAAAGAATTTATGAAAGAAGTAGGCTATGACCCAATGACTACCTTTTGGGAAGATTTCAGCATAGCCGACAAGTATGGTATAGCAGGTGTCAAGGATACCTACAAACGTGCATTCAGTGAATGGAAAGATGATTATAAGTTTTTCACGGAATTAACGCTTGTATTGAATCATAAAATCTGGCAACATTATGAAAGCAATCGTAAACTGGCTGCACTGTATGACCGGTTGTGGCGAGAAGCTGACGAGTATGCCATGAACAACTTTAAGGGAGAAGAACTTGATTATTATTACAGAATAACAGATTAATATTATGACAGCAGCAGAAAAATTAAGAACTATTTAAAATATAAAGACATGGAAGACGATCTTATTACAACAAAAGAAGTAGGTGATTATCGCATTAAAGTGTATTATTGCCGTGATTCAGAATGCCCTATAACTAATTGGGGTTTGTTTGGGTCATTCTTTTTTGAATACTCTGATATGCATCGATTGCATGATGAATGCAATTGGAAAACTTTCTTCTACGATAACAAGCATAATCTTAGAGATGTTATTGATGCTATTGTAATGAAGCATATAGAACAGAAAGACATTGTAAAATATTTAAAGAAAGGGGAAGCGAATGGGATCTCATTCACATACAACAGAGGTAGCAATGTATGGGAGTTGAAGCATAAGACAAGTCCATATATAGATCATCTGTAATTTTGATTCAAAATTAATCAAACCAATTCATCTACCTACTAAAGTATGGTGGTTTTGTTGGTTAAATAATCATAAAACTATGAGCATAAAAGTAATAAGATACAGGTTGCCATCTTGTTGGGCTTGTCCGTTAATCAATGATGATTACACTGGATTAACGGATGAAGAATGTGAGGAAATCCATAAAATACAAGATATGGAAAGATTGAATTTTGAAACATTGTTTCGTATCGTAAGATGGGATTACAACCGTTGCTTTAAGGATGAATCACTGGACAAGGATTTGTTCGTAGAAAAATACGGACGGGTAATGGGTGAACATTATTATAACAAGTTTGTCCATGAATTTGACGGAAATATTCTGAAGATGGTTGGTTACTTCAGAGGTTCCGAAAAAGAGGGGCAAGTCTTCTGCGATATGATAACCGAACGTATTGAAAAATACGAAAAGAGAATGTCATATGATAAAGGTAAGTTAAACAATTAAAAAGATATTTATATGAACAATTCAATGGTCGCTCACTTGTGGGCTCATGAACAAGAAGAATCAGCATCAGGGAGCAATTTCTTCTTTGAAGGTACAAGTATTTATTCTTATGGGCATCACTTTGAAGTCGGGAGAATAGTAAAAAACAAACAAGGGAAGAAAGCATACCTGATAAATGAAGATTATTATTCTGTTACCACGAGCAAACATCAATGCTATGTTCGTAATGCGATACCAACTTGGGCAATGGTTTTACCTTATCAAAAGAATCCGTTGATAAAATAACGGAGTTTGTAGACACCATATTAAAATCATAGAGAAATTATGAACGAAGTAATTTTAAGCAACATGTTAGGATGTCAGACATATTGTATATCAGACAGTCCTTCGAATAGATACTGTTTTATTGGGCCTATTGAATGTAACGGGAAGTTAATAGAAGAGTTTAGGAAGGGAATAATAGTAAAATTGAAACATGTGGAAAAGAGGGTTCTGGATACATTCAAAGAAAATGGGGTTGATCTGGATAACTATACCCACTGTGTTATAGTAAAGCGGAATTTTTATCTCGCTTGGTGACAGTAAAATACAAACAATATGAACAATTTTATAATAGATACTCCAGATAATTTCTGGCAAATAAGATGGCTTGACAAATATATGGAAGGTCACAAGGGGTTCATAGCTGGTGGATGTTTTAAGAATATCCTTTCCGGAGAAAAAGTAAAAGATATTGATATTTTCTTTGAAAGCGACGACGATTTTCAGGAAGCTGTTGATTTGTTCAATGATGAAAAACATCAGAAAGAAGGATGGAAATTTAAGTACAGGAATGAGAAGGTATGCGCATTCCAGAAAGAGGGAGAAAAGGTATGGGTAGAGTTCATAGAGTCAGAGTTCGGAAAGCCAGAAGAGATTCTCAGGAGCTTCGACTTTACTGTGGCAAAAATGGCTTACTACAAGGAGCCTAAATACGAAGAAGAGGAATACGAAGAAGAGGAAGATGATTATTTTCCATTCTCATCTGCAAGTATAGTAGCATACGAGTACAAACTACTCTACCATGAGAAATTCTTCGAACATCTTCATATGAAGAGACTGGTCATTGATGAAAATATTCCTTTTCCAGTAAGCACATGGGAACGCTCATATCGGTATAAAGGATATGGTTACAATATGTGCCGGGAGACAAAGAAAAAACTTCTACAGGCTCTTAAAGGTGTAAATGTAGAGGAGGAAGATGTATCTTTGTATGCTACTGGAGGATGGGATTAACCTATAAAACAAAATTGCTTATGAAAACATTAGAACAACTTAAAGAATTAACATCAAAATGTTTAGACGGTAGAGATTTTAACAGACTGGCTAAATTTGTTCCATATAGCATGATAAAGGATTTCGGTATGGAGCCGAATGAAGAATATGACAACGAGGAAAAGTGGAACAGTACTGTAGTTGAATTTACCAGAGAAAATGTCCTGAAACAGCTTGAAGAAGACGTAAGATTCGGTTTTGAAAAGGCATTAAATCAGAGAGGAATATCAGCCAGTTTGATGTTTGAATGTGTGATGATGTGGAACTACATTCTGGAAGAAGGTCTTGAAGGCTGGAGTGAGGATGATTATGCATTTTATGGACTCCCTCTATTTAAAGCTACGGCTGTAAAATATGGATGGGACAATCCGATAGGGGAAGACAGCGGGAGAGAAAGAAAATATGATTCACAATGTTAAATCGGTATATTATGAGCACAAGTAAAGAATACAAGGCAGTAAGGAACTATATATTAAATGAACTTCACCTTACCAAAGAAGATATAATCAAAAACATAGAGCCATTATTGGAAAAACTCGTAAAACGGTGTATGCTTAATACATACGGAGGAAACAATCAGATAGAACATTGGATCAGATGTATGGTAACAGATGAGCTTAAACAAAGAGATCATAATTTTGTAAGAAGAGCGTGCGAGAGCGTCATCAGGGATCATGTATTAAATGAGTTGAATATAATCGTAAGATCCAAAAGTGAGAAATGTACATGTGAAAACAGAGTACCATCCGAAGAGGATAAGAAAAAGTCAACTGATGGACTGTATATAATCTACAAAGATGGACATGTAGAGCCGTTTACCGGCGATAACTCCAAAGATTGTGTACGATACATTGGGTTGAAGCACAGATACATGTCATTTGCAATCTCACTGACGGAACATGATATCGTACAATTGCTTGACGATGATAGCCGTGAAGAATCCGGAAGTGGGACATATTACGAACGTGAATGTGATGCGCTGTTTGACATTGACGGACGCGGCAATACGGAACGCCTTGTAGCCAGAAATCCAAAATTGAGAAATCTGCTGGAAGATGGCGAGTATATACCATCTCTTGGTCAATTAAATTTAATGGCCCATTATATGGACGAACTAAACAAAGCATTCACTTATGTTTCGGCATCTCCCCTCTCCTCGACGTGGTATTGGTCCAGTACTGAGAGCAGCCAGGCCGTCGCGTGGTACGTGGTCTTCTCCAGTGGTCTCACGGGCACCGGCAACAAGCACATCGGAGACATGGTTCGGACGGTAATTGATTTTTAAAAAGAATTACAATGATAACATCGGTAAAAATAAAAGACAATACAAAAACTCCATTTGAATATGTTTCGGATATAGAAGCATTTGAAAATGGCAAGAAATTTATTTTCAAGCCAGGAGTGAATGTAATTATAGGTAAAAACGGTAGCGGAAAATCAACCTTGCTTAACATCATATCAATGTATGCGTTATGCGAGAAATCCATGTGCTCTGAAATGCCGACCGAGGCACTGGATTTTCCACCTATATTTGATGACGATGATAAGGTTTTTGATGGGATTGACATATCATCCGATTATGCAGGGAAAGTATTCCGTTTATTGCCATCGGCGGAGATGAATCGAGATAGTATATTGAAAAACATCAGCAATTTAGATTTGTATGTGAATAATATTCGAAAATCTTATGGAGAGAAAGTGGTGTTATCATTGGAATCGCTTTTCAATTTAATGTTCAGTCAGAAGGATTATACGTTTCCAATACAAGATCTTGTAGAATACAAGAAAAAATCAAATGCGTTTTGGATTAAAAGAATTGATAACCTGTTGAAGTATTATAAAAGAAACCGCATAGCATTAACAAAAAGCAGTTTTGAATACACGGTTCTCATGGATGAGCCAGACAGGAATCTTGATATTGATAACATAATGCAAATTTATAATGTATTGTCATTCCATAAACCACAAACACAAATTATAGCCATAGTACACAATCCGGCATTGATTTACAAGTTAAGCAAATTAGATTGTGTGAATTTCATAGAGATGACAGAAGGATATCTTAGTAAAACTTGTATATTTATGTCTAATTAAATATTTTCAACAATGAGCTATTTTGTATTAATGGGGAGAAGAATCCCAAAGCAAGCCATAACAGGCTTCAGATTCCAAAATGAAACAGACAACATTCGTCCTTTCCTATCAATCAGGATAAGAGGGAAGGAGGAAATTATACCCTTTAAAGATAAAAGGGAAATACTGTCCGTGAAAGCGCATTTGTGTTCTGTCTTCTCCAAATTTGTGAAAATAGGTGACTGGTATCTCAAGATGTCGGAAGTTAAGGAGTATAAGCCGGTGACTGCCGAAGATATGAATCCTTACATCTTATTTAAAACATCTAAGTTCGGAAACATAAAGGTTCGTTTCCAAAAAGATGAAGATATGAATGCAGAATTATTGGTATTGGATCAACTTTTTGATGTGGAATAAATTAGTAATCACCTTTTATAAATCAAGCTATGACTTGGAAAGAATTGAAAGACTTATTGGACAAAACGACTAACAATTAAACAGAACTGAGCCGGAATAGCTCAAATTACGAAAGAATTTAACAAAAGGAATAATATGGAAAGAGAAGATATTGAAAGAGCAGCAGACATATACGCAAATGAAAATCGTAATCGTGGAAATAATGTTAAACCATATTCTGTAGTGGATTTTATTTCTGGTGCAGAATGGAGCATCAGCAGCGCGTGGCATGATGCAAGCGAAACACCACAACACAGTGGAATGTTGATTGCTATTAAACAAGATGGAACTCCTATTGTCTGTGGGCCAAATAACTCTAATTGGAAAATAGCTGTTAGAATTTTCCATATCGTAAGATGGGCCTACATCGAAAATTTACTGCCTATTACATGTTGAATAATATATTTTCACGAGATCATGACCGACAGAGAACTTCTTGAAGAAAACAATAAGATGTTAAAGGAAATTCTAAGTTTTGTGAGAAAAGTTGATTCTGTTGAATACAGGGATCATCAAGACTTTATGGAATTTCTTAGAAATGTGGCAGCCGATATATGGGTGGAATATACGGAGCCTGAACAAAGAGGTAGATTGTTTAATTTAATAAATAAAAAGAAATGAAAACAGTTTTTGATTTAAGCAGAGATGAGATTGTGGCATTGACAGACGAAGAGATAAGTCTGTATATAGACAAAGAGCTTGTTGGTAAGGGTATTCCAATTGAAGCTAAAAATTGGAATATAAAGAACGAAAAAGAAGTCGTGTATCCAAGAACGGGAGTTCCAGTATTTATGTTAAAAGATGTCGGCATCGGTTTTAGAACCATAGAAGGTGCAACTGAGGTGGCTAATTTGCTTGTTAAATATAATGCATTTAAAATAGAATCAAGGTTTCTGACAGGATCGTATGAACAGTTTTGGATCATAAAAGAAAGTGTTTGCCCGGCTATTAAAGGGGAAGCGGGGTATAGCAAAGAAGAGTTTGATAAGGTAAACAAGGAAAACCAAGATCCAGAATTGGAAAGTATAAATTCCTTCAATAACACTTTGAAAAATGCCAATGAAATTAAAGACAGGGTGTTGAAATACGTGTACAACATAAAACAAGAGCGTTCATATAACAATGACCTGGTTGGTATCTTTGAAAGGTATAAAGATATAGCAGACGGTGATATGGAGGTAGCTATGAATTTTATTAAGGAGGCCTATCCATTCAATGAAGAAACAGAATCGTTTATCAGGAAAAAGTTTGACATGCCTATGCCGGACGAATCAAAAGAGTAGTAATTAAGCTAAATTAAATCATTTTGAATCTTTTTTATTATCAAAAGACATATCTTTGTCCAAAAAAACAAACAAAATGGAAGAAAAAGAGATAAAAGAAGCTATGATTGAAGCCCTGACGCACTTAGAGGGGTGTAAGTATTTCGTAGCCACGATAGTAAATGAAGAGGAAAGAAGATTTGATATGAGCCTAAGAATGTCACAGCATCAATTGGCGTTAATTATAAAAGGCATCTTATCTAATAATGAGATGATGATGATGGATGTTTTGCAGTGGTGTTCTGAAAGATTTAAAAATAGTATAGAGAAAGGAAAGAAATCAACTAATTAAATATTAATACAATGAATCGCTGGTTTGAAATTACGGTAAAAGCCGAGATTGATAATATCGAGAACGGCAAAAAAAAGAAAGTAACTGAAAAGTATTTGGTAGATGCCTTGTCTTATACAGAGGCAGAATCAAGATCTTTAGAGATTTTCAAGGATTTATTTCAAGTGTTCGACATTATTAAAATAAATCCTATTAAAGTGTCGGAAATCTTCTTCAACGGAGAAGCTGAGTACTGGTATAAGTGTAAGGTGAATTACATTACACTGGATGAAAAGAAAGGTAAAGAAAAGAAAACGCCATGCTATATGTATGTCCAGGCCGGCAATCCGAAAGACGCTGAGGCTGTGTTAACTAAAGGTATGCAGGGCACGTTAGGAGACTGGAATTGCGAAGCTATTGCTGAAACGAAGATCATTGATGTATTCAAATACGATCTTCAGAAGGGAGCTGAAAAATTAGGCGAGAAGAAGAGTGAAGAGTAAGGCTGATGTAGTTTCCAACATAGCGCTTGTTGTGGCGATAATATCATTGCTTTCAGCAGGCGCTTTCCTTCTGATAGTGATTAAGACAGACGAGGTATCTAAATTATTAATGAACGTACCTTATCTACTGGCTTCAGCGGGATTGTTCTTTTCAATAATATCATTATTATTCGAATGGAAAGCAAGGAAAAGAAGCTATACGTCTGCGAACGATGCGGACGAAAAGTGATGATAAGAAGTCATGGCTTATGCCAGGCTTGTAGGAGCAAAGAGTTGACTCCGAAGAAAAAAAACAGAATTACATCCATTAAAAACAGCAGCAAGAAGAAAAAGTTAGAGAACCCGGATTTATCTGGGTTTTTTCGTCTTATGTTGGAGGAGTTGGGTAGCATTCGAATGTCTATGACTGGTAAGGCTATTCATTTTCCTACAGTATGTAACGTCTGTCACATACTTCCAAAAAGGATATATAAGTCGGTTGCCACTTGCAGAGATAATATAGTTTTTCTACATGAATCGGAGCATACGGTATTCGACATGTATCTTGACCGGATGGAATTTGATAAACTTGAAACAGAATTTCCTTTTGTATGGAAGTATGCGGTAAAGAAGGTGCTGGATATGGAAAGCAGGGGGATGATTAAAGAAAGAGGTAGATTAATTATTGAAATAATTGACAGATATGAGAAAGCTTTATAAAATAAGAATAGAAGCTGACAATGAAACTATCTTTTATGCTCACATACAAAGAGAGAGTTATGGCAAGGATATAGCTATCGCAGTGAAAGATAGAGATAAAGATGAAGTGGAAACAGTGTTACATTGTATTAAAGAAGAATTGATTAGAGGAAGATCATGAAAGAGAAGATAAAAATATTGACAGATTTAGGGTTTGCGCCTATGGTAGAAGGAGAAGGAAATACGTTGTTTAGAATGAACGATGTTGTGATGTCGGTGTCAGATCCTAACCAAACACCAGAGCAGTTGAAGAAGGAGGTTATGTCTTTAATAAAGAACAGAGACATAGCAGAAAAAGGTGGACAGGTTCCAGTAGTTGAAGAGCCGGCGCCTGAGCCAGAGCAGGCCCAGAAGGAGGAACCGGAAGCTCAGGCGGAGGAAGCCGCTCCTAACCCTGGAGAAGAAGATTCGAATCCGTTTATAGAAAATCAGGAAACATTAGAGCCATTTTATATCTGCGATGAGTTGAAGAAGATTGAGACTCCTAAATTCGTAAGATTGACATTAGACGATAATCGTTTTTATGTAAGGAAGATGGATGATGGGACGGCCAAGATATATGCTTCGGTAACAACTTTAATCAAAGATGGGTATGTAGATGATAAGACCGCACTTCAGGAATGGAAGCAAGAGATGAAGATGCTTGGTCGCAATCCGGAAGAGGTGGCACAGTATGAAGCTGATAAGGGAACGATCATGCACTATATGTACGGATTGTACCTAACAGGTAGAGATATAGTCTTAAATCGAAGCTTTATCATCAAAACAGTACAAGAAGGCAAGCTGAAGATATCGAAAAAGAATCTTGACAAATTCTTTGGTAGCATAGATGATCTTGATGATATGATTGTCAGAGTTATGAAGTTTGCTAAGTTTTGTTCGGAGTATAAGGTTAAGCCGATGATGATTGAAAGAATATTGTCATTAGAAGATTATTTGGTAGCTACGCCGATAGATGCGATGGTTAAAATGACATTCAAATACAAAGAAGAAGGTTATTTTGGAGCCGTGTATCAAAGGGCTACAGGGCAGTTTAAAAAAGGCGATCCGAAGAAGGAGGTAAGAGAAGTGGAGAAGGAAGAAGTGGTTATTCTCGACTTTAAATCAGGGGGAATATGGGAATCATACGCATTTCAATTAGAAGCTGAAAGAAGAATGGTTAAAGCATGGTATGGGATTGATGCACGTATTATGAACTTTTCTCCAAAAAGCACGAGCAGCAAAGGATATACGCTGAAAGAATGGACAGAAGACAGTATAGCACTTGAAAAGGCGGATTGCGTGTTCCAACAAGGTATGTTGAATCACCTTAGAAAAGATAAGAAGTTTAAAGTGAGAAAAGGAGTGCTGAATATCAATAAACCATACAATGAAGAGGATCATACGGTTGTATATGATATTACAGAGGAAATGTCTAAAAGATTTATAATATGAGCGATGTTATTATTCCTGAAGGAGATTTTGTGGAAATTGTAAAACCGATACATATCAACCCTTTTGGTGATTGTTTTATTAACATCGAAAGGGGTTCAAAATTAAGATTATCGAAAGATTTGAGAATAGGAGATAAATATGCAATATGTGTACTTGCATCTCATAAGAAATATGGCAAGACCATCGAAATAATAATGCCTATATTGGTCAGAAATACAAGAAGAGTATGAAAAGAAAAATTAGAAGAACAGGAGAGATAATAGACGTAATCACTTTCAGTAGCTCAACTACAAGAAGCGACCATGACAGAATACAGTTCTATGGTGATAATGGGAATGTGATAAGTGAGAGTTTAAATTTTTATCTCGATACCCTTCCTGTAAATGACGAAAACAAAGATGTAGACTGGGAGCAACGTAGATTCGATCTTATCAAGGCTTATTCTATTGAGTTTGTTAAAGCACAAAATAGAAAAGGTGAAATAGATTGCGGAGTATATGTACCAGATGTGGTGTCATGGTCTATAACTATAGCAGATAGAATCATAGAGGCGATGAGAGGAGTTAAAAATGCTTGATTTTAGAAAATACGAAAACGTACCTCGGTTTCAACTTGACCGCAGGCCGGGCAGGAGCCGACTGAAGCTAACCTGCCCAGCTTGCGGGAAAAGCCGGTGCCTCACTCCTTATATTGATGTGGCAACAGGTCAGGTTGTTGGAAACGAGTTCGGAAGATGCGATCACGAACGGACTTGCGGTTACGATAAACGACCCACTGGTAAGGATGTAGGTGACAAAGATCTTTGGATTTCGGGAAATAAGTGTATAAGAGCTTATCGTCCTCCTATAAATCCTGACGTTGTAAATTACATACCTTTTAGCGAGTTTGAGAGGACTGTAGTCCCAGACGATAGAAACACCGTATTTAGATTTTTATCGTCTCTATGGGGAAAAGAAAGGGTATCTGATGTATTCAGAAGGTATCATGTCGGAACAATGGACTTATGGGGATGGAAAGGGTGTTGTATATTCTGGCAGATAGACAAAGATTTTGTATGCAGAACCGGCAAGATCATGGACTTTTGTATAAAGACCGACAGCCAGGGGAATGAGATTGATGTAAAAAGAGTGAAGGAAAAAGACGGTGACAATGAGCGGCCTCATGTTATGTTTTATCACTCGTTGCATGCAAGAGATTTCTTGTTTAGACAATGCCTGTTCGGAGAGCATCTTCTAAGCCAGTATCCGGATAAGGTGGTTAATTTGGTGGAATCAGAAAAGACGGCTATTATATGTGCCGTAAATAAACCGGATGAGTTATTTGTGGCTACCGGTGGGTTGCAGAATCTAAGGCCGGAAGTGATAGATGTTTTAAAAGATAGAAAGACTGTAGCCTTTCCGGACAAAGGACAAGCATTTGAGACATGGAGTAAAAAGATAGATGGGATGATGATGAAGTCAAGGATAAAAGTATCAGACTATCTTCAAAGTGTTGAAAATGTAGGAGACGGAGATGATGTGGCAGATTTGATAATCAATAACAAGGTAAAAGAAAAATATTATGAGCCTGGACGTTTATATTAAGAACAAGAAGAAAGAAGATCGTGAATGGGTTGCAAACATTACCCACAACATGAACAAGATGGCACAAAGAATATTCGTATCAGAAAATAAAGAAACGCTATACGATTATGTTTGGAGACCAGAAGAATTGGGTAGGGAAATAGATACCGATGAGATGAAGAATGTACTTACAAAAGGTATATGTATTATGATCTCTAAGAGAAAAAGTCTTTTGAGATACGAGCCGGAAAACGGATGGGGGTCTTATGATTCATTTCTTAAGTTTCTTATCGAATACAAAGAGGCGTGTGAAGATAATCCAGGTTATATAATTGAAGCAAGCAGATAATATGGAAAATTACAAAAACACTTTAAACGAGGTAGTGGTGATCGAATCGTCACCAGAAACGTATTTTGTTTACGCTATTCGTAATGCTATTCGTATCTCTAAATGCGCGTATCCGACAGCCAAGAAAGTAATTTTCAAAAGAGAGGACGTAGAGGTAGAGATCTCAGAAATGGAAACTGAAAGCAGTTTGTATGAAAAGTTTAAAGAAAAACAAAAGAATAGGGTATGGAACTTAATGAGCGCCAACAACGGATTTTAAGAGGCGAAATTTGTCCTTATTGCGGAAGGGAAACCGAGCTGGTCAATGCCGATAAAATATATAACAGAAAAGGCTTAGGGATGGTTATGATGTGTAAACCATGCAATGCTTATGTCGGTGTTCATGAATTAGGGCCAAATAAGGGAAAAGCTAAAGGCCGGCTTGCAGGACCATCACTGAGGTCTCTTAAGGTAAGAGTCCATGCCGAACTTGATAGACTATGGTCTACGCCGGAAGAACGGGAAAGGATGTATAAAGATTTATCCGAATTTTTATCTATACCAGAAGAATACACGCATATAGGTATGTTCGGCGAGAAGACGATGGGAAAAGTATTTCAGTTCTGTCATGTAAACAAAGAACGATCAGGTTCGAGAATAGAATGGCATAAACCTGGAGATAAGTGTCCTAATAAAAACAATCAAATAGTGTCAGGAAGTAGCGCATGCAGAGGATGTCCTGAGTATCTCCATGATGAGAAAGATGGGTATGTCTGGTGTGATCCTGATATGAGCTACGGCAGGTTGAAATAGGGCGCGAATTGCCTATCTTTGTGCTATTATTAATCAAAAAAAATATAAGCACATGGGTAGATCGACGGAGTACTACAGGACTCATCCCGAAGCCAGGAAGAAAAAGGCTAAAAAGGACAAGGGAATAAATGCCAGACCGGAACAGAAAGCAAAACGCCGGGAACTTGGTCGTAAAAACTACGAAACGGACAAGAAAAAGGGCAAGGGCTGGAGGAAAGGCAAGGATTGTTCTCATACCAAGAACGGTCTTAGGTATAAATCAGTAAAAGCTAATAGGGGATCCAAATCGGATACAAAAGGTGACAAAAATGCAAGAGGAGATAGCAAATAGGATAGATATAAGAAGGATATTCAAGACCTCTAAACAGGTTATGGAAGAGGCGTATGAGAATATCTTGAAATACAGGCGGGGAGAGCTTATCCCCGCTAAAACAGGATACGATTATATTGATGAGGCTTTGCTTGGAGGTATTTTTCCTCAGCATGCTATTGCTATAGGGGCCCGGCCATCTGTAGGTAAATCGTATGTGGCCCAAAAGATATTGGAAAATGTTATGAATCCGATGATCAACCCGCAAGCAGAAGATTATTTTCTTGTTAATTGCGAGTTCGAAATGAATCCTCAAGATCTTCTTCTTCGCAGAATGAGCCAGGATATGAAAAAGCGAGCTCCTGAAATATTAAGAAGGCAAGATTCTAATACAGTAGAAGAGATGAGGATGTTTGAAATCCTTCAAGGTGAAATCAGAAATAATATAATATACATCGATGCTCCGTGTACGGTAAAAGAGTTTGAGGCGGCTGTGTATCATATAGCTACCAAACATAAAGACAAACGTCTTATAATATTTAAAGTCGATCATATTGCTTTGATAAAAAGAATGGGATTAGATCCTAAGTCGGCTATAGATGATTTGGTGGCGGTTATGAATGAGGCTAAATTAGTATATAAAAACATATTTTTCCTCATCATATCCCAATTCAACAGAGAGATAGAAGGAAGGATAAAAAGTCCACAAGAGCAGCCTCCGCGTCTTTCTGATTTTTACCAATCTGATACACTGGGTCAGTTATGTACGTTAATGATAGGTTTGCATAATCCTCGTCGGTACGGGCTGGATAAGTATATGATATTTGGGAAAGACTGGTATCAGACTCTTGATCGGTTTAAAACTGAAAACAAAACATCATTCAGAACAGCCGGACTGGTGTTTCATCATATACTGAAAGTAAGGCAGGTTAGCATGGAAGAGCTTACTAACACAATCCACCCAGAGATTCTGCCAGGGCATGGATGGATGTACGGGGAGGGAGGGACGAAGTTCGTGAATCCCAACCAGCCGCCGACGCCGCCCAAGCTCTATACTGTGGAAGACGTTACGGATAATCAAGAACAGTCAGTATATTAAAAAGGTAATAAAATTGAAATTTCAAATAGTAAAATTGATTGATGAGATTGGTTGAAAAACATATTATTAAAGATAACAGATTTGAAGATATTTGCCTCAAATCAGGATTGCTATATAATTATGTCTTGTATAATGCGAGTAAAGGTATCTTCAATAAAGAATATCTGAATGAATATGAATTTTCAACCAAACTTTGTAGAGAAAATCAATTTGATTTCAGGAATTTGCCCACTTCTGTTTCTCAACAAGTAGTTGGCCAAGTTTTTAAAAATATAAAATCATGGATTAGACTCAAGAAGGATTTTGAAAACAATCCTTCCAAATACGATAATTGTTGTCCTCATCTACCTTCGTACAAGAAAGGCAAGAAACAGAACATGGTTGTGTTCACAACTTCTGCTTGTAGGCTAAAGAAGGATGGTTGTATTCATTTTGTTAAAAATATAATTCAACCAATTAAAACTGAAATAGGAGATAGTAAATTATGTCAGGTTAGAATCATTCCACAATCTACATGCTATGTGGTTGAAGTAATTTATGAAAAGAAAGAACATAATCTAAGTCTTGATAAGGATAATGTTCTTTCGATTGATTTAGGATTGAATAATTTATGTTCATGTATCAGCAATGCCGGATTGGTTCCTTTCATTGTAAACGGGCGGATTATGAAATCTTTTAATCAGTGGTACAATAAGAGGAAAGCTAAGTTAATGTCTTATGTTGGAGGTAAGGGTACTTCTGAAAGACTTAGACAGCTAAATAATTATAAGAATTTTTGGATAGAAGACTACATCCACAAGGTTAGTCGATATATTGTCAATTATTGTATTACTAACAACATTGGTAGTATCGTAATAGGTTTAAATAAAGGATGGAAACAAAAGATTAATCTTGGAAAGAAGATTAATCAAAAGTTTGTTGAAATACCTTTTTCAAGACTTATAGACAAAATATCCTATAAATGTAAGTTGGTAGGTATCAGCTTTCAAATTAATGAAGAATCCTATACATCAAAGGTTGATCATTTAGCTTTTGAGAAATTAGGGAAGCATGATGTTTACTTAGGCAAAAGAAAGAAACGTGGATTATTCCAAAGCTCAGTTGGAAAGTTGTTAAATGCGGATATCAATGGAGCTATTGGGATAGGTAGAAAAGTATTCGGTGATTCATTTGTAAACATGATAATCGATAGTGGGTTTGCGTTTAACCCGATTAGAGTAAACATTTTGTAATATAGATGTGAATTTAATGAATAAAATTTAAAATTCTAATAACGTGAGACTTACAGTAGAAGAAAACGAATACCTGATAAGTAAGTTCCTTTTGGTTCTTACGGAGTTTGCAGGGGATGAGAGAGAGATGTTTTTAATCAACTCCATACATGACAAGGCGGTAGCGGATATGAATTATCGTCTTCCGTCTTTAATAAGCAGAGAACGTAAAAGACGAGTCATTGAGCTCCTTAAAGAAGGAACCAGAATAATCAAGGACTTTTCCGGCTATGCAGGTGATATGGGTATGATTAACGAATATGATCGTTTAAAGAAAGAAATAGGAACTATCCAAGACCAGCTTGGTGATGTAGAAGGTCAACTTCGGGCAGCTGGCGAAGTAATCAAAAAAGAGCTTGATATGATTGCTGATCGAATCAAAGAAGATCTTCTTGACCGGGAGCTGGCTAAGAGTAATGCCGAAGCTGAAAGAAAAGCCAAAGTAGATCCGAGATATGAAGTAGCTTTAGGTGATTATAAGGAGATGCTGGAAGTGATTTTTACAACCAGAAACAAGTATTCTACGGTAGATTCTGTACATGACGATCTTCGCCAGTCGGTATCTACCGGTAGAAATTCGATTATTAAAGAAGGGTACAACAGTTAAAAACAAGGAGGGAATATGGAAAAGAAGGAATTTAAAGTAGGAGAAGTATTTACTGCCGGACTTGTAAGATTAAAATGTGTGGAAGGTGATACATGCGATAGGTGTATATTCGAAAAATACAATTATTGTTCATGTACAGACATGATTATTGGTCCATGTGAACATATTGATAGACAAGATAACAAGGATGTTATTTTCATTAAAGCTGATTAAGAATGTACATCAATTTCAGACAACTTGCAGCATCAGACATGACTCCTAATGATCTTGCCAATCTTCTTGCCATAAGACAGAAGGATTCGGTTATGATCGAAGCCATGCCGGAAGAAGATGCTGGTAGATATATAGAGCTTGGCCTGGTTGAGAAATTAAAATCAGGCGTGATGAGATTGACCAACAAAGGAACGTCTTTTGTGAATTATATAGAGACACCGGAGATGACAGACGAGGTTCTGGAAACGTTGAAGATTATGATAGGAATGTACGAATCATATTCAAAAGACATAGGTGTCAGCAGAAAAGAAGCGGAATCCAGATTGTGTTGGTTTATGGGTAACACCTTATTCAAGAAAGAGGTCATACTTCAGGTAACGGAATCTTATATAGCAGAGTCAGGAGATTATACAATGAGCTTATGTAACTTCATATGGAAACCGCCTTCTCAGGCTTTTTCAGTCCATATGAACCTTAAAAATTCAAAGCTCTTTGACTTAATAGCTGAAAAATTTAAGATCGCTACCGAGCCTTATTTGGAGTCTAAGAAGAATAAGGAAATGGATTGGTTGTTTGCCGTATCTAAATTGCCTACGCCGCCGGCTAAAGGCAATCCGGATTATTTGTTTACCGGAAGCTCGGAGACAGATAAAGAGCGATTGAAAAACATAAAAACGTATTTATTTAACAAAATTAGAAAGCAATGGAAAAAGTAAGAATCAGAAAGATAATAGAGGATATAATTATTACTCGGTTTCTTAATTCGGAAATAGATATAGTTCATGAAGAAGATGTGTCGTTTAAAGAACTTGGATTAGATTCTGTTGATCGGATTGAGCTTGATGTGATGGTGGAACAAAAATTCAATATTGTTATTATTGATTATGATATGGAGACCATCAAAGATATGACTGATCTTGTTTACAAAATAATAACAGAAGGATATGGGAAGTGACATAATTTTATGCATGGCTTTAATAGCGTCATTTGCTTTTGTTATACAGTTTTTGTTGTCGATATTAGGATCTGATCTGGATACGGATATTGACATTGACAGTGCTTCTGATTTAAGTATGTCTTTGTCGGACATCATATCATTCAAGGGCATAACACATTTCATCCTTGGATATAGCTGGACTACCTACTTTTCGGGTTCTCATTTAGTAGGGGTTGTGATAGGGTCGTTTTTCTTTATCGTTTTGTTTTACGTATATAAGTTACTTCTTAAGTTAAAACAAGAAATGGTGTACGAATGTCCAGAAGATTTAAATGGCAGAGAGGTGGAGATAGTATTTAGATCAAGAAAGAACCATTATATGGTAAATATTGTGAAAAACGGGAGACAGGAACAGATGAGAGTAAGGTGCTTGTCTGGGAAAAATTACAAAAATGGTGACAAGGTGAACATAAAATACGAAGAAGGAGAATTAAGTATCTAATTTTTTTATATCAACAATTAAATTTTAAAAGTTATGACAACAATCATATACGTGTCAGCTATCTTAGCTGTAGTGATTATTTTGACAATCATCGGAGTCTTATCAAGGTATCGTAGATGCAAGCCTAATCAGGTTTTGGTCGTTTACGGTAAGACAGGTGGGGAAAAGAAATCGGCGAAATTATATCATGGTGGAGCAGCATTCGTGTTGCCTATTATCCAAAGCTATGATATTTTATCTATGGAGCCTATGCAAATAGATTGTAGGCTTACTGGTGCTTTGTCATCTCAGAATATTAGAGTAGATGTGCCTACAACTATTACAGTAGCTATCAGTACAAATCCTGAAATCATGCAAAATGCAGCAGAAAGACTTTTGGGGATGGATACCGAATCTACTGAAAATCTTATTACAGACATCGTTTACGGTCAGATGCGTTTGATTATTGCCGAAATGACAATCGAAAAACTTAATTCTGATAGGGATGAGTTTTTGGATAAGGCAAGAAAAAACATTGATAACGAACTTAATAAATTGGGTCTTTATCTTTTGAACATTAACATCAGTGACATCAGAGATGAAGCCGGCTACATCATGAATCTTGGTAAAGAGGCTGAAAGCAAGGCTCTGAACGAAGCACAGGCTAATATCGAAGAACAGGAAAAGCTGGGTGCTATTAAGATTGCTGTACAACAGAAGGAAAAAGAAACGGCTGTAGCTAATACCCAAAAAGAGCAAGAGATTCAAATTGCCTATACTGAAAAAGAAAAAGAAACGGTAGTAGCTGAAACAAAGAAAGAAAAAGAAGTAGCTTTGGCTTTAACCGATAAAGAAAAACAGATCGGTGTAGCTCAAGCCGATAGAGATAGGGCTGCGGCTATAGCAAAGACTTTGGCTGACAAGGAATCAGCGATCGCAAGATCTAAGGCGGAACTTGAAGTAAACAAAGCTGAAGCCGAAAGAATGGAAGAAGTTGGGAAGAATAAAGCTGAAGCTGACAAACAAGCAGCTATAGCAATACAAGACTCTGAAGCTCAGATTAAGAAAGCTGAAGCTGAGAAAAATGCTTCTGTAGGCTACAACAATGCCCAGAAAGAGGTTGCTGTATCAGAATCAGAATTGCAGGTTATCAAAGCTCAATCAGAAAAGAAAGCCGGGGAAGAGAAAGTTAAATCGGAAGCGGCTGTGAAAACGGCAAAAGAGCTTGCTGATAAAGAAGTGGAAGAAGCTAAAGCTAAGAAGGTTCAAGCTGCGCTTAAAGCTGAAAAGATTGTGCCGGCTGAAACCCAGAAGGAAGAGGCTATCTTGCAAGCTGATGCTGAAGCTGAGAAGATCAAACGCCGGGCCGATGCTGAAGCAGCAGCACATTTGGCAAAAGCAGAGGCGGAAGCAAAAGCTATTCAGATGAAGCTGGAAGCGGAAGCCGAAGGTAAGAAAAAGTCGTTGATGGCAGAAGCCGACGGATTTAAGGCTATGGTGGAAGCAGCAGAATCCAATCCTCAGATCGCCATCCAGTACAAGATGGTTAATCAGTGGAAAGAAATTGCTGGAGAACAGGTTAAGGCGTTCGAGCACATCAATCTCGGAAATATCACGGTATTTGACGGCGGTCAGAACAGCACCGGTAATTTCCTTAACAATGTTGTTAAGGCCGTTGCTCCGGCATTGGGAGTCATTGATCAGCTTCCGATTGCAGATACTTTAAAGAAGTTAAAAGGAGATGACAAAAAATAAATACAATGGCCCAAGGTTACACTTGGGCCTAATTGAAGAAGCAAAAGCAGCATTCATAGATTTCCTGCCGGCAGGGACAGTGCTTTACTAATTACAATATTTTTAACATGGATTTTGGACAAGATTTAGAACCAGAAGAACTGACCAAGCATTATGATCAGTGTCATGGAATTGATTTTGAAACAGAAGAAGAGGAGGATGAAGAATATGACGGATGAAGAATTTGCATTAGATAATAAGAAAAAGGTTGTTGTAAGAAAAAGAATATCTTATTTAAACAAAGGGGATAAAGTATGGATTGTGTCTTCCGACGGGTATCTGCTACACACGGACGTAGTTAGAGCCGAACGCGGACGGTCTTATGTGGATATAGATGGGATTCTGTATTGGAAGCGAGGATTAGATGGCAAGCATCGTAATCGTAATAACTACATGCAGTTTGCCATGACACCAGAAGACGGTAAGAAGTATGTCGTATATTACCCGGAAGGATTTAAAGACAATGACTTATGATGGTCCCGGAAACGCATTTGCTATATAAGGAGTTTAATGGTGTAAAACGTCTTGCCATATCTTATTCCCAGATAGATACGTTTCTTACCTGTCCAATGAAATGGTATAAGACTTACGTAGAGGGCAAAAGGTCTACGGAAAAACAAGAAGCTACGTCTTATGGTACGGTTATCCATAAGACACTGGAATACTTTTTTAAGAACGGAAGACAGCCTTCTGGTAAAGACCTTGGAGAAGCAATAAGTTACTATTCCTATCAAGAAGACATACCTTGGCAATCACCGGAAAATATGATGATAGCCATGAAGCAATCCGGGGAGCTTCTTGCTTGGATTGTGGATCTGTTTAAAAAAGACGGGAATAAGTTTATGATAGCTGATAGTGATCTTAATCCCTGCGAGAAACTTATCAGACACGGCGCCATAGTTGGAGTCGAAGAAGATTTTGTGCTGCCGTACCGTCTTCCTAAGCCTGTTGATATAAATGGGACCGTTCATACTCATGTGTACATAGTAGGATCGGTGGATCTTCATCTGGCTATAAAGAGCAAGAACGTAGTTCACCATTATGTCATAGATTGGAAATCAGGTAATAAGGTTTTTGATTCTAAGAAGTTGGAAACGAATTTACAGCATCCTATATATTCGTTTTACATCTATAGAAAATATGGTGGAGTTCTGCCAGATATGAACATCTATTTCTTTACCAGGACCAGACAGTACCAAAAGGTTAAGGTGGATGAAGAGCGTAAAACAAAATCTATAGAAATGCTAAATGACACTTTATCTAAAATGTATGATTTTGAAGATAATAGTGTAAAATCATTTCAAGCGTACATCCAGGGAGCAGAAGGAGCCAGATATAGCAAGCGGCGTGCCACCCTAAGCCAGCCTGTTTCGCAAAACAAGCTACCCTGCCCGTCGGCACTGTGTTATTATTGTGACTTTGGATTACATAACAAAAACGAATGCCCTTTCTCTTCAGATTGGGATCCGTCTAAAAAGATAAATCGATGAAATACGAGGACGTTCAAAAGTTAAGAACAAAATACCGGCAAGATCCGGAAGTCATATATCTTGAAGAGATGAGGAACGTGGCGGTACGGTGCGGAAATTTTAAAAAGGCGTTTGAGTTCCAGGAGAAACTTGAGGCTATTTGGTTTAACTACTTAAAGGGAGTGCAATGAAAGAAGATCTAATATGTGGAGTAGCGATCCTTTTGTATTTAGTTTTATTATACTTGCTCACGACAATTTTCATAAAAACAGGTGAAGCAGTAGATCGTTATAAGATGAAGAAGAAAACTGACAAAATCAAAGTAGGTCAAAGATACGAACATAAGAACTACTTTGAGGATCCATTTGAAAGAGGCAAGCATGTGATTAAGATATTAGACATAAAAGAAGGGTACGCTCTGTATGTGTATGAAGAAAAACTATATATACGTTCTTCTGAGAGTCTTGAATATATTGTTAAAAAATATATTTTAATTACTGATATAAAATAAGGGGTTATGGAAAAGAAAGTCACAATCAAAGAAGGGATGGATATTTTTTACAAAAATGCAGGGAAAGATATATGGGTCTATATTGGACTTTTTGGAAATAAAGTGCTATCCATTTTAAAAAACAAAGGTGTTATTGCATGCGAAAACGATGCTGAATATTGCGTGTTGATGGATGGAGAAGATCATTTTATAAGTATAGCAAAAGACATGAGTCACGACTATTGTTGTGAATACGTTGTAGAAAGAGCAGAAGCCTACAGAGACTACCCCTCCAAAGGTGCTACATGCAGTGTATGTCTGTTTGAAGATAATGAGAATAAAGCGAGAGAAATGCTAAAGGAGGCGATAATAGAACTTTCAAAAAACAGTAAAATAGATTGCGATGGGCTTTGAACTTAGACCTTACCAAAAAGAGGCCGTAGATGCCGGGCTTAAGTTTCTTACAGGAAAATCTAAGAAGCCTGGCATAATAGTGGCCCCATGCGGAGCAGGTAAGAGCCTTCTGATATCCAAGATAGCGCATGAGATAAATAGACCGACGTTAGTATTGCAGCCATCAAAAGAGATTCTGGAACAGAATTATGCGAAAGCCATATCATTTGGAGCTAAACCTACCATATACTCTGCCTCATGTGGCGTAAAGGAATTATCGGCTATGACTTATGCTACACTTAAAAGCATAAAGAAAGACGTAGCAAGGTTGAAAGATATAGGGATAGACACCTTATTGGTGGACGAATGCCACTCGGGGTATTCCCCTGAGGAAGGTTCTGAATTTATGGAGTTTATGAGCGAGTTTCCCGAGGCGAAGGTGCTGGGCTTCACCGCCACGCCCTGCCGCCTCCGGACCTACAGCTCCATGCTGGAAGGAAACTACAGCAAACTTAATATGCTGACGAAAGACGAACATAACTTCTTCAAGAAAATAGTTCATGTAATACAAATACAAGAGCTAACTTCTCAAGGTTTTTGGTGTCCACTTAAGTACGAACGATGGTCGTTTGATGAATCGGCTCTGATGTTAAACAGTACCGGAGCCGAATACACCAACGAATCTATCAAAGAAAGCATTGTACGAAACGGCTTAAACAACTCTATCTATAAGCGTCTTCTTCAGCTTATGAACGAGCGTAAGGCCATTTTGGTTTGCATGGATTCTATCGAATCATGTAATAGAATATCCGAGTTCATGAATGCCAGGATGGGAGCCATAACAGGTGTCGTAACATCGCTAACAACCAAAAAGAAAAGAGAGCAAATCATATCCGATTTCAAAGAAGGTAAGTTAAAGGTCGTGTTTAATTATTCAACGCTTGCTACCGGATTTGATTTTCCTGAACTTGATTGTGTGATGTTTGGACGACCAACGTTCTCATATTCAGTATTTTACCAAATTGTAGGTCGAGCCGTCCGCATCCATCCTGACAAGAAAGAGGCGCTGATAGTTGATTGCTGCGACAACATGAGGCGTTTCGGCCGGATAGAAGATTTAACGATCGAACAATTTCCTTCTAAGGGATGGTGTATGTTTGCCGGCGATCAACTTCTGTCCAATATAAGGATGGGTGATATTATTACCAAAGACGAAATCCTTCGCCGGGCAGCCTCGCTTAAATCCGTAAATGGAGATGGTAGGAGAGAGGACGATCTTGACAGCATAATAATGTGGTTTGGAAAATATGAAGGAATTAGATTCAAAGACATACCGGTGTCGTATTTTAGGTTCTTGGCTGAGAATATGGCAGTAAAACCGGGAGATAGGAAAGAAAAGATTATCGAATATTATAATAGGATAAAAGCATGAACAGCAAAAGACGTAAGAAAATAGAGGATATTATTTCCAATTTGGAAAAGCATAAAACAGATCTTGAGTTTATCAAATCAAAGCTGTCAGAGGTCAGGCATAATCTGGATTCAGCCAAGGATGATGTTGATATGATTTTAGACGAGGAGACAGAAGCAAGAGACAATACGCCGGAGCCGTTACAAGATACAGAAAGATATTATCAATCAGATGAGGCTGTAGCTAATATGGAGGCGGTTGTTGATGATATGGAAAGTATTGTAGGGGATTTAGAGAATGCGGTTTCAACCATTGATGATAAAATCGATGAGATAGAAACTGATATTATAGGAAATTTAGAGGCAGCCATAGGCGCATAGTATAAAAAAAATACAATAATAAAATTTAACACAGTATATTTGTATAGGTATAATACGATACATATTCTTGTATCGTATTATTTTTTATGTGTTATATTTTATGAAAACGAATGTCACAATGGTATCAAAAGACCGAGAATTATTTGGCGTAATAATTAAGCAGGACACTAAAACTTCGTTTATGTCCTTAACAGACCTTCAGGAAGCCTACACGAAGAAGAGGGTTGAGATGGGGTGGAATGAAAAGAGAATAGAGAATATCCTATCTAATAAGGAGAGTGCGGAACGGGTTTACTATATCCTTGAAAAACAGGGATATAAGATAGAATCAGGATTTCATGGTTTTATACAATCTGTTGAAAAAGAATCACTTATAAAAGTGATGAAAAAGATGGGAGCCTATAAAACAATGGGTAGAGGAGAGAATAGGAGAACTATGTGTAATCCATATATATGGGTGCTTGTAGCTATGGAACTAAACCCTATGTTGTATGCTGAGGTTGTTACGTGGTTAACAGATAAGCTTATCTTAAACCGAATAGAGGCAGGTGATAAATACAATGTCTTATCAAGAGCTATATCAAGATTTCCGGATGCCGATTACTCCAAGATGGCTAAAGGTTTAAATTGGATTGTATTTAATGAGCATGAAAGCATGATAAGAAATAGGGCTACACAGGAGCAGTTGAAAGAACTTGAAACCCTACAGTCTAATCTTGCATTCTGCATAGAGATGGGAACCATCTCTTCTTTCTCTAATTTAATGAACATGATGAGGTCTATATATGTAAAGAAATGGGGAGAAGAGGCTGTAACTTCTAAAAACGTAAAATAATATGGGAGTAAAAGAAATAAGAGAACTACTTAGACTCTACAATCTCGAACATAGTGTCGTCCAGAACAAAAACTCTGGGCGGTATTCTATTATTCTCCATAACAACATCATAGGAACGAACGTGGATGGAGAGAAGGTAGTTGTGTTCAGAACCATTCCGGATGGAAGCAATACGTTCTCTATGGAGCGAAATAGATTCTATGAGGGGTTTGTAGAGGCTTTTGATGACGATAAGGCGATTGAAGCCGTAAGACAGTATTTTGATAAAAACAGAAATGATAGGGTATAAGACGAAGATGGATTATATTACTATCGAAATGAGGTAAAACAACGATAAAACAATGGAAAAGATGGATGATAATACTAAAAATATCCTTTATCCAAAAGGATCTATTTTTCGCATATTGAAAGATGATATAATCAGTGCCGAATTTAAAGTCGCCAAAGGAGCTATAGCGGAGGCAGTATCAGACATAGAAGTAAATGATAAATATGCTGAGGTTTGTTGCAATGGGGAGACGTTCGTTATAGAAACGGATATTATGGGTATTATTCTTACCAAAGACCCCATAGAAAACAAATCGGTGAAAAATGACATCATAGACGACAAACTACGATGGGATTTACTTCCTATGGAAGAGATTGAAGACATTGTAAGAGTCTATCATGCTGGCGCAAAGAAGTACGGACCTAACAATTGGCAGAATCTTGATAACGGCTTTGAACGGTATCGTGCTGCGGCTGCCAGACACCTAATGGAATACATGAAAGGAGAAAGAATAGATTCAGATACAGGGTGTTTTCATCTTGCACAATGTGCGTGGAACTGTATAGCTATGCTATGGTATGATAAGCACGGGAAAGGGTTAATACCATTAAATAAGGAGGAAAAGAAATGACAAAAGAACAAATGATTCAACTGTTAGACACAGAGCTTGATGCAATGAACAAACACAGAAGTAATATTGAAAGAATTAAAAAGGAATATTTCGATTCTGTTTATGGATTCAAGAAGGGGGATAAAGTGAACGTTCTTTACAAACGTTCGAAAGCACCTCTTGTTGGTTTCTTCAAGAGCGTTCAAATCATGAATACTGGAACAGTTATATTTACAATCCAGGAAGTTAATAAAGAAGGAAGACCTGGAAGAGGATCTTATTTGGTGTATGAAGGCGATTTAAGTGAAATCAAAAAAGTAGAATAACATGATCAGAGCAAGATTTTATATTAGAAAAGACGACTGCGATAACGATTACCGTCCGGTCAAATGGCCTATAAAATATCCATATTGGTGTAGTGCAGAATCCAGTAATTCATTTGTATTGGTGGCGTATGCTGAAGATGAAGACAGCATAAAAGAACTGTGGCCGGAGGCGTATGATATTAATGTCTTAGAGAAAGATACCGAAATTAGATTCACATTAAGATTTCCTAAGCCGGAATGGTATGAATTATATGAAGAAATGTATGATACATTTGTGTGGATTACAGACACATGTTTGCAAGATGGTAAGATAAGAAAAGTAAAAGCTAAAATAGAAGATTATGATGGTACTTTATTAGCCGACACCCCTAACCGGTTCACTCCTTATACGATAGGGTATCAAGCTTTTAAAAATAAAGAAGAAGCTTTGAAATATGTAGAGGAACAGAGAACGGATTTAATTAAGCATCTTAAGTTGCAAATACACGAACTTGAAAATCTAAAATTTAAATGCGATGATTGAATAATTTGATTATTTTACAAATAACGATTACATTTACGATATAAATCATTCAAATGAGATTAGTTGAAAGGCATATAGTTAAAGACAACCGGTTTGAGGATATTTGCTTCAAATCCGGCTTGTTATATAATTATGTTCTTTACAACATTCGTCAAGGAATCTTTTCAGGTAACTATTTAAAGGAATTTGATTTATCAGACAAACTTTGCAAAGAAAACCAATTCGATTTCAGGAATTTACCTAATCATGTATCCCAACAGGTGATTAAACAGGTATTTAAAAACATAAAATCCTGGATAAAACTCAAGAAGGATTTTGAAAAGAATCCTTCTAAATACGGAAATCATAGACCTCACCTTCCATCATACAAACAAGGTAAGAAACAAAACATGGTTGTTTTCACCAACTGCAATTGTAGGGTAAAGGGTGATAATTGTATTTATTTTGTTAAAGATATAATCAAACCTATCAAAACAAATGTAAAGAAAGACGAACTAAAACAAGTTAGAATAATCCCTCTACTACATGTTATGTAGTAGAGGTAGTTTATGAAAGAAAGGAAACTGATCTTGGTTTAAACAAAGACAATTTTCTTTCGATTGATTTAGGATTGAATAATTTATGTTCATGTATTAGTAATGTAGAAACTAATTCTTTCATTATAAACGGACGGGTTATGAAATCAGTAAATCAGTGGTACAATAAGAAGAAAGCTAAGTTGATGTCTTTTGTTGGTAATAAGGGAACTTCAAATAGAATAAGAAAAATTACTTTGTTTAGAAATTGTTGGATAGAAGACAAATTGCATAAAATCAGTAGATACATTGTAGACTTTTGTAAATCTAACAATATAGGAACAATCATCATTGGATTAAACAAAGAATGGAAAAACGAGATAAATATCGGTAAAAGGAATAACCAACATTTTGTTTCTATTCCTCATTCTAAATTGATTGATAAGATTGTTTACAAAGCAAATCTTTTAGGGATAGAGGTAATTACTCATGAGGAATCTTACACATCAAAGATTGACCATCTTGCTTTTGAACCTCTAAAGAAACAAGAATCCTATTTAGGGAAAAGAAAGAAACGTGGATTATTCCAAAGTTCCGTTGGAAAGCTAATTAATGCTGATATTAATGGAGCTATAGGAATAGCAAGAAAAGTAGTCGGTGATTCTTTCATTGGAAAGATAATCGATAGTGGATTTGTGTTTAATCCGGTTAGAATAAATATTTTGTGATATAAGGTTGAATCTAATGAATAAAATGAATAATTTTAATAACATTAACTACGCAGCAAAAGCCAGAAGAGCTTATTTGATAAACAATTTCGATAAGATTCTTAACAGTCTTAACACGCTTCATTCAACGGTTGAGACCATGACGTTGTTCGTAAACGACCAGGCTTATAATTACATTCTTAAGCTAAAGGAAGTAATTAAAACCAGTCCTATGTATAAGCACAATATCAAGCGTCTTTTAAATGATATGGACAAAGAGATAAAGAGGTACAATGCTTCTATCTACTACATAAATAAAGAGCGTAGTGAGGTTATAGCTGATATAACACAAGCGATGGAAGATTGCCTCATGCCATACATAGACGATCTGGCCGGCGCTATAAGGACAGCCGTGTGGTCGAGGGGTGTGTCCGAGGAGCGGACGGAAGCGGCGGTACTGTCCCTAATCGTATCCTCCTTGGCCACGACATCAGGCAGACTTATCTCAAGTGGATATCAGATCATGAAAGAAATGGGTGGTGGCTGGGGTGGTAATCCATTTACGTTTATGAGCATTGATAAGATAAGACACTTATCTACATCATTATCTGATGCTATTACCGGTGGGGAAATAGCTCTTGAAGAAAAAGAAGCCAATGATATAACTAAGGCAATGGATGTTTTTATTGAGAAAATGTCTGATTCGGATATTGTTGATAAGGTGATCAGCATACTCGAAGAGGCAGAATATAAAAATAAGGAGGAGCGATCGTGAATTATTTGGATGGGTATGTAGAAGAGATTCTTTCCGAGCCGTACTATGATGATTATGGCTCTGGGATTTTTAGGTGGTGGGTGAAAGTATCTTACGTTTGTTGTGGCATAGGAGCTGTCACTACCTTAATGTTTGATACGAGAGAAGAAGCGGAAGCTGTAAAAACAGGTTATAAATTTTTATGTTGAAAATAATATGAGGTATTTTATTTTATTGATGGCACTTGTGTTATCATCATGTTCGCATGATGATAGTCAGGTTAATAACGGATGGGTTATATATGATCTATGTCCTTTAGAAGATGGATGTATAATGTATTATGGTGAAGACGAAAGAATTTCAATATTTTATAATAATAGGCTTATAAAATTCGTTGGATACCAAGGGGAATACAATATCGGAGATTCTATTAAGATCGTAAAAGTTAAATAATATGGAAAAGAATTTAAAACTCATATGTCCAAAATGTGGCACCCCTCACCAGCCTCATTCTCCGCACACGATGGATGCAGATGGATTTGAAAGGAGTGAGATAAGAACTGTCATGGAAGACAGGGGATGGTGCTACGAATGCTCTTTTTGGCAAAACTTGTACGACAAGCACAAAGACGATCCTGGATGGGTTAGGATAGACGGTGTAAGCTGGGTGCTTAAGCCTATGGTGGAAAACGTACCGAGCGGATGGAACAGCCTTGGATGTGGTGGAAGAAAAATGTATATCAATATCGAAGGGAAAGGCATTGTTACATCAAATAACTGCTGGTGTCAAGGTGATGTTTCGGACGCATTCAAGGATCTTATGCCTGATAATGCTACTTGGGCTACGAAGGAGGAATTTGACAAAGCTCCTGTAGTAGGACATATCATAGAAGGTATTGGTTTAGTTTTCACAGATAGGGGAGGTCATGAAGTTAATGCTTAGAAACTTATTTCATGTTCTGCTTATACAAGAAAAGATGGTAACTACAACAATCCCCAACCATACAATAGGCGTACGGTTGGGGATTGTTGTCATATCGTAAAATTAAGTGTTTTTTTTAATACCAGATATTCAGTATGAACTTTACTTCCGCCATCATTTATCAAGTCCAAATGAATATAAGCTGTATATGATACATGATGATCACCAGGAGCAAGACGTTCCACATCTGATAAGAACATAGAATTTAAACCTTGGCCAAGCCATGATTCTGGATATGGCAAAGGTTTAAAGTCGGCGTCTGTACATGTTACACTCCAAGTAAGATTAGGATCTGCCCTAACTATTCTATCATGAGGTCCATCAATTACAGGATCTGGCGTCTTATATTGGTAACTATCATAATTAAGGACAATAGGATCACCAAAGTTTACACCGTATATAGCAGCAGGTGGAGTAAAGCTTGTTATTAAAAGGGTTCTATTAATCCTATTGGTTGTTCTTAGCGTAAACTCATCAGGTGCTATCACACTTACTCTAAATCCATAATGAGGAGAGGTTGTTAAAGCAATAGCAAGAACCACCGAATCCTGTTCAAGCAATTTCTCTGTCGTATCAACCTGACTATCGATCTCTTGCCTATCTTCCATTGGAACACCGCCTTGGACTCTTATGGAATCCAGCCGTTCTTTTTTAGACAGAAAGATAAATTGCCCGCCCTGTGGAATGGTGCCTACTTTCTTTCCTTCTACGATTACCCCCCCCCCTATACAATTGCTAACTATCTTATACTCATATAGTTTAGCATTATTTTCAAATCTTCTTCTCATAATTTCATAAAATTAATTCGGTAAAGGGGCAGACATAACGTGGATTACTCCTTGTACTTGTATCCAAATGATCTCCTTGGATGTTTATATCATAATACCACGAATAGGTAAATTGTGTAGATTGAGTGGATGTCCACATTTTATTACTCATTATCGTACCTCCTACCATTAAAAGTCATTCGTTTATTTCATTCGCATACAAAGATATCAAAAAAACTCTCCGGCGCCACCTACATATCCATTTTGACCATTTTTAAATAAATAGTTATTAGCTTTATTAAAAGCGTAATTTCCATTACTGGTATCATATTCAAGATACGCATTCTGATTTTCACGCCCCCAATAATCCTTTTTAACGGTCTCCATATAAGAACTATTTTGTGCAAATACATTGTCTACTATTCCATTCTTACCCCAACTAAATGTGCCAATATATTCAGTGGCTATAACAAAACACACTTTATCTACAAGAGCTATTCCATTGCATAGATCATTGGAATATCCTTTATTAGACCAATTTTCTTTCGTATATAATCCTCCATCTACATGTTGGATGTATATGCCTTTATTGATTATAAGCGAGGGATTTACCCCCATCCCTATTTGAAATCTTCGTCTCATGATTTTTGTTTGCAAGATAGCAATAATTGACAACATAAAAGAAACCGGTTCCCTATCATCTCTGACTAAGAACCGGTAAGAAAACAATTTCAGAAAAAATTTAACCTACATAATCTTTCAAGTAAGAACAAAAAACGTACAATCTACTCTTTGACGATGCTAATATAACATATTGGAATCATACAAAAACAATGCAAGTCCGATATTCTTCGTCTACTTGTAGCTAACATCATCATCTCCTTCCGAATCAGGAGTAGCGCCGATGAAGAACATCATTGACTTGTTGTTCGTCTGCTGCCACCAATTATAGGCGCGCGCTACGTCTTCCGGCGTCTTGATGTTATACCATTGTTTGATAAACGTCTGTTTGGCGAGTTGCCTAAATAACTTAGACTCTCCTTTGTATGTGCCGGATGTTACTTTATCAAGTGAGTAATTCCTAAGATCAGTAAGATCCTTCAACTTCCGCCCCATGACAAACGGGTCGTTAATGATATCTACAACGTTAAGCTCCATAATAAACGGCATCTGTGAAGCTATTTCGTTTATGGTTCTGAATCCGACATAGGATCCAAATTGAGTAAGCCAACTTTCTTCGTTTTCATCATCATCACGCCATCCGGCAAGAAGCATGGATACGGCTTGCATGATAAGGAACGTGCCGGCATAGACACTGAGACGTTTTATATTGGTTTTCTCTACCTCATTCATATTGTCTTTATTTTCGTTCCAGGCATCTATGATGTTTTTCATACCAGACTCGGAAGCTAAGCTAAATGTTTTGGCTATCATATTCTTTAACGTAATTGACAGTCCTTCCTCTTCTTGCATTGTCTGGAAATTGAAGCCACGTCTTTTCCACAGACGTTGAGCCGCCAGCACCAACCATCCTCGGTGGGCGGTCATGAACCTGGCTATCCAGTTGCGCGATGCGGCAGTTCGGTTTTCTTCATTCAAAGATCCGTTACATATCTGCGACAAGCTACGAACTTGATTTCTGGTTATAGCCATCTGGGTTTCAACTTCCTCAACAGTAACACCCGATCCTGGCTTTACAACCACCTTCCCATCCACGACGTCTACCATACTCCATAAAGTACGATCTTTTAATGCATTCCATTCTCTTTTTATGGTACTCTGTTCTTTATTACGTTCTTTTTCCATCTTGAAATCTTGGAACGTGTAGAACCGGCCTTTGTAATAACGAACATTGTCCATAGTAGCAATCATAACCTGCGGATCAAGAGGGTAGTTCAGGATTTCCATAAAAGCATACATAGGCGAACGCATTAAGGTCCTGGCCGCTCTATTGTATCCGGCACCATACATACGATTTCGGATATTGAATATCCCCATTCTCTCACCTATGACATATAATTTGCTTTTCCTATCTATGTCTCCGGTTTCTGCTATACAAGATGGCGCAAGACGTGAAAACTCAGCCGATGCGTATTTAAGGGAGTCTTTGCTTATATACTGTCCTACGGCAGATTCCATGATGAGGTTGATATGACCTGTCAGGGCGCCGGTAGCTGCCACAAACGGAGACAGTGCCAAGTTCATGACCGACATAAATCTTTCAACAGCCATCATAATTCTTGTAAGGTCTACCGTATATCCTCCGATGTTCACCGTAAGTTTTTTGGTGTTCATCCTAATGCCATAATAATGATCGTTGAAGAAGTCCCTGAACATCTGATACGCTTGGGTTGCTTCAGCCTTCTTACCGCCTTCAAATTGTTTATTCAGTAACATCTGCTCCAGTCCTTGGGCAAGCTCTATAGACTTCTGCTTTTCGTTATATAACGATGACTGCATCATAAGCATAGAATAAGAGTAGCCAAAATCGTGAGATACATCATCTTGGTTCTCCAATTCATATATGTAGTATTTGGGTATAGACCTAAGTCTGTCTTCCGGATCATATACTTCCCCTTGTCTGGTTTTACCGTATAAAGAATCGTCTACTCTGTCCAGGCACAGATCTGATACAAAATTACGAACCGTATTTTTGAAGTTAATACCCAATCCTTCTATACGTTCTATATCTTGTTTTGATATCTGTGGAATAGCATACAGGTTCGGGCTCTGCTCTTTGTATAGATCAAGTGATTGTCTTTTTATTTCCTTGAGTTTTTGAATCATATTCCACTGATCTACGTTTTTAGTAGCAACTTCATTACCGTCAGCATCATACTTGATACCAAAGTCATTGAAATACGATTCATCACGATACAGGCTTTTCTTAGGCATGCGATGACCATACCCATGATCTTTTACATAATCAGGATTACGGCCGCTATTTTCGGCTTCAGATTCAGCCACCCATGCCCTTGCAGGATCGAAAGACAGGTACGATATGTCCATGCCATAATCTTGGGTGGATGTACCGTTTTGTACGTCCTTAACCATCTGCGCCACATCTATCTCACCTCGACCTATTTTGTCGATCATGGCCGCATATCCGGTAGGCGCCATGCGTTTATAGTACGAAAAGACCTGGCTCCTGGCAAATTCATTAACAATAGCATTGGTCTCTTCTATGCCCTCTTCTCTTGTATTATTTAAAAACAAGCTGGCCATCTTAGCATTAACAGCATTCCTGAAATCTCTACCGTCTAATTCTTTGCTTATACCAAGCTTTTCTGACAGGTAGTTGGTTTCAGATACGGTAAACAGATATCGGTTATCAGCAGCCTTAAACAGCTTATCCCTTAAAGCCTGAATCCTTTTTGCTTTCTTCGCCGTAGTATGACGTTGTACGAACTTCCATTCCACTTCCTTGGAGTCAGCAAGAGCATTTAAATAAGACTGATTTACTTCGTTTTCGGCCTTACTGCTTTTAGTAAGGTACTTATCAATATCTTCAAGACCCACCATCTTAGCATAATCTATTAAGATAGCGTAATCAGCTTCAATAGCTTCAGATGCGGCCCTAAAAGCATCTCTTTCGGATGAGGTAAATGTCGCTTCGTTAATTTCTCCGATATCAGCCACATCGCGGTTGTTTCCGATTATTTCCTTGATAATGGCCTTATTTTTTTCTATATCTTTCACAATAGAATCCACGTCAGTCGCATCTCTATCACTTGTCGTAGAACTAATGATATCATGCGCCATTTTGAGATACGAAGCCTTGTTATTTGATTCGGTACGTGCCGACTGTTCCGATTCTACATCATTCCAAAACCGATCATTAAATGACAGGTGACCTCCCAACATAAGTGCCTTCAACGCAGCTTCTCCTCCTGACTCGTTCTGAATCGTTCTTAATTTTTGCAAAAACGATTCTGATACGGAATTAGTGGCATTATTTGATTCTTTTCTCCAAACTTCATTTATGGCTTGTATTTCTTTGGCCATCTTAAGTTGGTCGCCGGTTTTTTCAACACGTCTGGTCCCTACATATATGTATTCCGAAGCTGCTTCCTTACGTTGTTTACGAAGCAGTCCTTCTTCTTCGTAGTTACTACTCTTATAGTAGGCAACCTCATCAAAATTACCACCGCTATCAATAAAAGGCTGCCTCAATATCCGTTTTTGCCGGGATAAGGCATTAAGGTATTCTTTGGTTGTTTGAGAAACCGGATGTCCTAATTCTTCTTCAGCCTTTTTGTATATGGATTCCATTCTTGTGGCGTAACTTTCACTAAATTCCAATTCTGAATTTTCAGCATCCCACTTTTCCATCTGCTCCGTATAGATCTTTTCCTGCTCGATGGTAAAAATATCGGTATTAACCCTGTCAGATGAGGGCTTAAATTTAGCGTTTTCAGTAACCGTATTTCCGTCCTTGTCAACTACTTCTCTTTTAAATACGTAATTACGATTATTGTCAACCACATCATTGATTTCTCCTTCTGATATTTCTATGTTCATGGCAGCCGCAAACGCACGCATCTGTGCCAGTTTCTTATTACGATCGTATTTAGCCATATCAAGAGCACTGCGAAGGTAATTAGAAGTTTTGCCATCTACTTTCTGAAGCAGTTTTTCAAATTCAGATTTGTTAAAACCATGCTTTTTAGCATATGCCAGGAAGTCGGATATGGCGGGCTGAGCATTCACCATCGCATTGTAATTGTCTTTGGCAATCATAGCTCCAAGAGCGTTATTGAACGGACTGGAAGAATGCTCTAATATACCGAACCACCTACTTATCCAAGAGACATCATGTTGAACTTTGTCAAAAAATTCTTTTACTCTCTTTACCTTATCTGCCGGCACATGAAGTTCGTTCATTAACTTATCAAGCAACGTGCTTTCATCAAGGTCTTGTACTGATTTAATATCAGACTGAATACCATTAATGTCGGCAATGACGGTATTAATCCTATTTGTATAATCCTGCTTTTCACGTTCATCAAATTCGGTACTTCTGTTACGGATATATCCTCGAAGATCGTTCATGATCGGAAGAACCTGATTGTTGATAATATCTACGTTCTTTCGATCATTGGTATTGAAGTGAAGCTTACCATCTTTGGTATCACCATGAAGGATGGTGTTCACCACATTGCTTAAGTATCTGACCTGAGCTTCGGCTGTGGAGATCATGCTGTTCATGGCAGCCGCCATCTCATTCTTGTCTATTTCGGTCTCTACTTTATTTATCTTATCTTCTATGGTCTTAAGCTGAGCAAGGGTCATAGACGTAGTTACAGCCCTATCAGAGCTTATCTGACGTAAGTCTCGTAACGTCTTTCTCAGTGCCCGGATCTTAGACTCAAGAAACTTGTTCTTGTTCATAGAAGAAAGGGAGTATAATGTAAAGTCATTATCCTTTAACAGAGAGGTGTCAAATCCTTTATCTATGTCAGTAATGGCAAGATCACGAATGTTTTTAATAACGTTATTCAAATCTTGTCTTTGAGTAGATAAAGCTGATTTAAGCCAGCTTACTATTCCAGAGAGAAGCTGCCGGACGCGCCCCAGGAAGGAGGTGGGCTCTACCGGCGCCTGTGCTGTGCCGGCCTGCATCTCCCTGGCGAGGATCTTTCCGAGAATTTCTCTCCTAACAGCATTATCAAGCTCAGCTCCTTCATATACTTTACCGTATGTATTATAATACTGACCTGCATACTGGTTCCACTCTTCCGTACCTTCTACATCTTGCAGAACAGCCTCAACAGCATTCTGATCTCTGTATGCCTCTACAAGGAAGTGGGATGTTTCTTCTACTAAATCAGATAAAGTAGCATCTTCACCAACTGCTATTACGTTATTGGCAATATCCGCCAATGCCTTAGCAGAAGGTTCGTGCCCGTATTTGGTTTGGTACTTCTCTATATAGTCGGTCATACCTATGACACTAACGCCAAGAGTTTTCAGTATCTCTACAATAGAATTTCGTTGGTCACGTTCCTGCCTGCTATAATCCGATACGATCTTAGCTTTAGTATCAGCATAAAGATCGTTGTCTTCTAATATGAATGAAACTACAAGCGCATCAAAATGATCGTACTTGGCGTCCAATTCATTGTATCTTCCCGACTTAAGATCGTTCTTTATCTGTTCCCTACTAACCCTTTCCGTTCCCCCGGTGGCGAGTCTCATAGTTACCTTACTATTATCCAACGAGCTTATGGTTATCATACCCTGGTCGTTCATGGAAACATCGGAACCAAAATGATTACGGAGCTCGGTGTAGGATAAGGCTGAGTTGAAAAGTCTAATTTGTCCTGTATGACCTTCTCCTGTAAGATAATAGCTCCTTGTTTCAGGATCGAATATCTTGGATCCGGACAAAAGATCTTTCTTTATAAGGTAGTTAATTATTCCACCTTTTGTTGATAAAGAAGTAGAAGCAGAAGCGGTCATGACCGGTATAAAAGACTTGGGATTATTAAGAACATACTTTCCAGCCTTGTAAGTAATGTCTGCCACGCCATCCACGGTAGATTCTTGAACGGTGCCTGATAAGAATCCTATTCTGATATCATTCCCGCCAGAGCGAAGAGCTTCTCCGTAATCTTCAAATAATTGACTACGATCGTTCATGAAAAACAAACGAGGCTCTCCGGTCTGATACGTTACACCCACAGGATTAGAATCTGTCTGTGGTAACTCTTCTGGACTAAATATCTTAAGACCGTCTTTTATAACCATATAATTAACACCCTTATCCTGTACCATGGATACGGGAGTAAAGTCCGAAGATATAGCATCTTGTAGATACTGTCCGGCGTCTATTCCCGGTCCTTCCGGTACAGAAATACTTGACGGAACCATAGCATCCACCAACATAATATTATCACCCAGATCTTGGCTATAGAATCCGAAGCCTGATTCTTGAATCCCATAAGTTGCATCTGATTTTGATACAAGAACAGGATTACTCATCTTAGAAGCCTTATCCAGCACCCTTTCTCTATAAGCTTCCGGAATAAGATCGATGTTGGATTTCACCTTATTGTAGGCCTGTTTATTGATAGGCACTCTCTTTCTCCAGTCGCCAAAAGCCTTTAAGAACTTATTAGAAAATACGGTTTTAAAAACAGTAGTAGCCCGTTCCCTGTTCTCCATAAGAGGAATAGATGCTATTTTATCAAATAACATAGACCTGTCCCCTGATCTGGTAGAGACAGAAACAACTTTCTTTTTATTATCTCTTTTAATAATACACGTTGATGCCATAATAAAACATTTTTGTTATGAGACAAAGGTAGTTAAAAATCAAGCATATCATAAAAAATAAAGCCACCTAACTTCTCAGTCTGATGGCTTAAAAATGATATGAAAAAAAATTATAATCTGACGAAAAATCGTCAAGTTCGGCTTATATGTAATGCATATACCCATCTCGGTGTATAAACCTTCCCGATTCAAAGCGCTCAATATCTTCAGGGCAAATAGGGCCCGAATCCTCTCTCCTGGCTTCAAACCAAAGCCCCGGCTTACGAAGTCGGCAAGTTATGATATAGTTGAAGCAATTGTGCGTAAAATGGAAAACAGATCCTACAGGGAAATACCTATCAGCTTGAAATACGATTCTTTTTCGTTTAGTATCAAACGTGATATCTCCTACTATCTTAGCCACGTAATAGCTTCTGCCATTTAACGTTTCATCTGTTTGTGGTATCCAATAATAACCTCTTGCCATGCCACAAATATATAAAAAAAAAGTCGGACAAGACACATGTCCGACTTTATATTACTTTGATTCATTTTCAAACCGCTTTATAAGAGAAGCAATATCATCACCACAAACAAACATCATTCGACGTTCTTCTTTTGGTTTATGAGACACTGGGATGGTTTTGTTTATCTTAATCTGATTCGCCAGACCTCTGCCTAAACGAATATCAACTTTTTTACCTTTCATGAATTATTTGTTTAAACAGACCAATTCCATCTATTATAATATGACCGCTTTGCATACGACCATTATTAGGATTATGTAGAAAATTGAAACCACTTTCTTTTTCCTGTCTTTCAAAAGAACTGATATCCTTTCCTCTACGGGCTCTTTCAAAAGCTTTCTTGAACAACTTGCCTCTAAAGGTCTTGACAAGGATCTTGGTAGCGTTATTGCCGGCTTTTACCATTGCTTTCCTTGCCTGGTCCTCCGAGACAAAACTGCTTCGGAAAATATACGATGCTGCTGCTTGTATGTCCTGCTTGGTAATCATATGATAAACATTTCTTTCAGAATACTGATCTTTATTCCGTATATCAATTTCATCTCATCTCTATCATATACGTCAAAAAAGGATTCACTGGGGTCCTTTGGATTTACGTTCAATTGAATTATGCAATTACCGGTATAAACCTTAATTCCGTAATTATCAGAGTATATATCCTGCATAGTCTCAAATGTCTCAATTAAATTTTCAACAAGTACTCTGTTAAATGAAAAAGATTCTTTACCATCACCTTTAAATGTGATATGATCTAAATCCCTGTTGTCAAATTCATACTTTAATTGATTGCCGTCCATCATATCATAAGATATTGACTTTCTGATTATAAATCCCATATTGTTTTATTTTTTAGTTAATACAAATCTTCTGAATACAACTGTTCTCTAATGGCACTCCTATCTACTACCATTTCCTGATTATTGTTTCTAACAAGTTCAGACGCTTCCTCTCTTGTTAAAAACCGGTTCTTGCTTGTCAAAAATCCTTGAACACTGCGGTTTTTATGGGCTATACCGTATGCCGCAAGTTGAGATAGTATAGAGGGGTGTCTCAATCCACAAAATACGGTTCCAGATGGTATATTTACTGGACCGTGAGGCTTGTTCTTGTGATCTTGAACCCATATAGCTGCACATACAACAATTTCCTTATCACACATAATTTACATATTTAAAATACCGTTTTTACCAATATGCTTCTTTTCTTCTTCAGTAGGCCATTCTTTCTTGAACCTACCATGCCACGTTCCAGGAACCACCACCAGTTTATCATCCTTATCATATTCAATAGCGGCGCATTCAGAACAAAGAGGCTTGCCTTCATATCCCTTTAGCGACTTATCGTAAATACGATTCTTACAAGGTCTTATAATAGCCCAGTAACATGATGTGGCTGTATTATCTATACAGCCACACTTTGAACATACAAACAAACTCATCCCGCAATCTCCCAGTCATTAGACATAATATCATGTTCGGTTGGATTCCAATTTGATGCTACTTTTTGACCTGTATCTATCATCAATATATTTACGTCAAACATACAGATATACTTTTTACCCCAATCGATTCTTTTTATCTTACGACCTAATTTAAGCCGTTCTAAAGCCTGTTCGAATGTCATGCCATGACGAGGCAGTTTGAGATACTTTTCAAGTCTGTCGGAGGCTTCATTTGGTGTATGGCCATCGTATTCGAAAGCGGTTTCTCTTTCAGGAACATCAAACAAATCCCAGTATTTGCTTTCATAGTGATTAGATACCTGACCGGTAGGTAGGATCGCCATCACAATAAACCAATCATCAGAACCGAAGCATTTTTCTCCGTCGCTGTGTCTCCTTGATTTGCAAACTTCAACCTGTCCGCTTCTGGCTAATAGATTAAAGAAGGCAGCGTTATACAACATGCGATACCGATACAATTCATTGAAAGTGTGGTATCCGTCAGAGACTTCTCCCACGTCTACAGGTTCTGCTTTAGGTTCAGGATGATTCGGATAGCAGTAGTCCACTGATGCTTCTAACACTGACTTTACGTGTTCTATTATCCTCGCAACATCATCATGTTTAAAAAAATGCTTAAATCTTTCAACGAATTTAATATCTTCTTCGATTGTTGATTCGAACTCTTCTTTTGTCATTACTCTAACCACATCTTTAAAATCTTTTAATTCCATGATTTGTTTTAAATTAATTGTTACTATACTTTCTTTATCCTACAATACAAACCCCACAAAAACTCAGCGGAGAAACTATCCCATACATTATTCTTCTGCCAAAGTTCTACTTTGTTAACAAACCAAGACCATGTGGGACCCTCATATGAAGAATCAGATGATGATCCCAATCCGATTTTCTCCATTTCATTCGCCACATCAGAATAAGGATCTAAATCGACTCCCCTAATCATGTTAATAATATCATCCTTGTCTAACGTAAATTGAAACCGCTCCTTGTTAGTAGGCGGATCTTGATTCAATTTACCAGTCGCAAGCCATTCTCCATCATGATACAATTCGGCAAGTTTCTTTACCTTATTTTTAAGAAAAGAATACTCTTGTGTGACTTCTATAAAATCAGCTTCGTTAGCTTCACCCTCTATGAAGATAACGGTTTTGCTTCCAGGTCTATGATCGTCTAAGCTTGCCGGGATCCCCAATATCGTCCATCCTTTAAACTCAGCTATCTTAAAACGCATGACGTCAAATACCTTATAGAAATCATCACAATCTACAGATTCTATTACCTTAATATCCTCTTCTGTGAATTTACCTCGTATCGGAATAGCGTAATGACCAGGGCAGCCATCGGTTCCGAAATATGCGATTCTAACCACGATATTTACAATATTTTAATTTATTTTGCTAAAACATTCATATAACATGGCACATCTACCACATCTCTTCTACGAAGTCCCTTATCAAAATAGGAAACCATATAAGTATTTTTACCTTCGTGATCAGGTCTGGGATCAAAACATTCAAAAACGAATCTTGTTATACCTTCCAAATGACCAAGCATGAAAACAAATTAGCCACTGTATCTTTTATTAGCCAATTCTTCTACAGTCATAATCTGTCCCCTCCTAATCCTGAATTGATGCTAACGTACTTAACACGGACATCATTTCCACGTCCAAGCTGACCCCAGCCGGGCGATGGCGTTCCCTTGGCCGGAGCAGGGACAGCCCTAAGCCGAGACCAGTCCTGCTTTTGCCTCATGGCTTCAGCCTCTTTGTAATACCGGTTACACAGTTCTTGATCTTCGTAACCAACGTAATCTTCCTTATTTTCCATATAGAATACTTTTTCAACAAAAGTACGACATTCATGAATTAATTAGATTTAAAATAAAACAATATGAATTAAAATAAAAACCCGATACGTTAAAATCGCATCGGGCCTGGTATTGAAAAAAATAGGTTCAGATCTTGGGTAAAGATTCGAGCCAATTTTTAACATCTTTATATTTAGGGTCTTTGTCTATTCTATCTTTCAGTTCATGCAATGCTGAGTCCATAACCGTATTCGGTACGCCAATCAACTCTCCTATTAAATACAATGGGGTTTTATTCGATTTAGATTCGTGTGCTATATTCATATCCAAAAAAAAAGTTATGTGAAACAAACCGGCCACGGGTATTCTATTGCCCGCCGACCGGTATAATATTTTTATTCCTTTTTTTCCAAACGGGAAAAACGGGAATGCGGGAATCATATTTTTTACTATGGCTCCCGCACCACCGGAAGGACCTGGATCTGGATCTCAGGTCAGATCCTTCCAGTTTATTTTTTCGCCGAGGTAATCTTGCACGGCAAGCCATCTTATAAAGGCTACTCCTTCGGGAGCATCCGGATCATCCAAATACATTAACGTAGCTTTCACCAACTCGTTCTCACATTTGAAGACCTTCGGAAAACCATCCGAATAGTACATTGCAAAGACATATTGGACATCGCCCCATGTCGCTTTATCCGGCTTCTTCGCTCCGCACTTTTCAAAAATATCTTTTATTTCCGGCTGCTTCCAGATCCTCTTGGATCCATCGACGTTGACCATCTTCTTTACCGCCTCATCAGCGAGAGCATTAGAAAAATGGTAGCCGTAAGTATCTACATATTTCTGATAAGCTGGATCCTCTGCGTCTGCTCCTCAATAAGAACGACCTCTGCCACGTCCGCGACCTCTACGCATCTGAGGTCCGTCACCGTAGTATCTGTCGTCTCCATAGTAATCGGTCGGGTAGGATTCGTAACCCATCCTCCGGTATTCCCGGTCCTCCATTTCATGACGACGTTCGCGCTCTTCGAGCCTTCTTTCCCTTTCTTCCAGCTCGTTTTCGCGCTCTTCCATTTCCTTCATCTTCTCATGCATACCGTAATGGTCGTAAATACCACCACCATACCCCATGTACGTCCCATCAGAACGCCGGCTTCTGCCTCTGCCTGCGACTTTTCAGCTATAGCTCTCTGAGCAGCTTCATACTGATCAGCCCATGCCCTTGCCGCATCTGCTGGATTAGAAAAGTCAGGAACCAAAATTCCCTTGCCGCCTGAACTTGTTTTGTATTCTCCTGTTTTACGAATAGAAGGAAGAACCTCAGATGTTACCCATTTCTTAAATCTCTTAGCAGACTCTAATTTTGAAGATAATATAAGAGAATATAAACCAGATTCATTAATTATTCTTATACTATCTATATATCTGGTTTTCAATATAGATCGTTTTACGCCCCATTGATTATCAGATACTTGCAAAAGCATAGAATCATCATCATCTACATGTCTTTTTACCGCATCTTTAGCATTTATATATCCAAGAGATTTAGCCACATCTGACGCCACAAACCAAACATCTCCTTTTGGATCTACAATAATTCTAAGCTCTCCAAAATCCGAACTTTCAAAAACAGAAACTTTATCCATGATAAAAAAAATAGGCCCAAAAGAGAATGTCAGATCCCACTATGACAAACCCTAATGAGCCAAAAATATCTTTCAACATCAAACAACCAGAGGTGGGATCTCGTTGTTCATTGTTTCTGAAACAAAGATAGGAACAGGATCTTAAATAGCAAATATTTTAATACTTTTTAAATCAAACCAGGGCCCGCATCACTGCGAACCCTGATCTACACTAATCTAAACTAATACCATGAAAAACTTAAATCTAAAAACTAAAGAACACACAAATGTATGAAAATGTATGCTTTTCACAAAGAATCTGTATCCTGTTCTTTTGTGTGATTCAAGACATGGGATATAGTTCTGATACTTAATCCGGTTTGATTTTGTATCAGATTATAAATATAGGATTTTGAAACTACAGTTCTTAATTGACCTAAATCATTCATAATGTTTTTATACATAAGATGAATGCTGTTATTACGTTTGATGGTACTGATTCTCATTTCCTACCGTTATTAGTTGCGTTCTGTTCTTACTTTTCCCTATTTTCTATAATCCCTTCCTGAAACTAATATCGCAAACTTAATAAAAATAATCCATAAACAATGAAAATCTAACTTTTCTTATATGTTATTGATATATACACATATATAAGAAAAGTGAGACTTTCACAAGCCTCACTTCCCAAATTGTGATTATGAAAAAACTATATCATATATATACAAAAATTATTTGCATTCTAATTTATTAAGATCACCTAATTCAGACTTGCTTATGGTCATGTCTTGTGTCAAGCCAGATCTGTTTTGGTATGGAGCATAATCGGTTTCTACTGCCTTTACCTTTTGGGTAGAATCGTATTTCACCTCCGATTCGGTTCCTGTTAGATTTTGGTAGATAGAGCCGGAACTACTTTCGCCGACTTTAGTGAACACTGTGTTCCCTATTCTGATAAAATTATTATACAACCCTTCTACGATAACATTACCATCCTGCTTAGTTATGTTATGATCCCGAACCTCATTTAAGAGATTAGGATGCTTTGTGAAAAGATCGTGATAGAAATCAGAACCGGCATATAACATATCATAATAATCCAAATAGAACAGATCTGTAAAAGAAGGATCGGTACTGCTCATGCTATACTCAAATAGCTGTTCACGATCATTACCTGCCAAAGATAGTTCAATTTGTTTTAACGTATCCGGATCTGAAACGGTAAGACCCAGCAAATAATCTGGTTTAAAGTCAAGATACTTGTATGCCCCTTCATACACTTCCGTATTATGAAGCTTATTTTCAAGATAAGATTGGTATAAATCGAATAAGAGTAAAGGATTCTCTTTGTCCTGCTTTCTGTTTATGTATCGGCTAAACTCCCGTTCTTCATTAACATACGGACTTTCAGGAATAACAAGATGACCAAACGCCAATCTGGTAGCATTCATCTCTTCCGTATTCTGAGAATCGGTATAAGACAGGACGTATTTTTTAATAGAATCAGCAAGGGCCTTACTATCTACGTTTTTCACGCGGAGCTTATCTAAAACACCATCTTTAAAACAATATTCAGGATAGATACCAGGTGGGAAATAAGTTAGGCTCTGCTTGGCAAGCTCGGCAGCCATATCGTACAAATCACCTAAATTATCTCTTTCTACCTTATGATATAGGTTTCCACCAAGATAAAGCAGAGAATGATTTTCAAATGCCGATACCGGATCTATGTCAGATTCCATATAAACGATATTCATATTATCCATATACTCTGGCAAAAACATAACACGGCGATCCCTGCTATCTCCAAGAACGTCATCAATAGCAGAAGCTAAAGTAGGAGCATAAGTATCATCGTTGCGCCTTGCTACATAAATATCAAGATCCAACATCAAGCTATCAATTTTATTCAGCGATTCTTCTGTTCCGTCATATGCCTTAGACACGCCTACGATATCTATACCAAGACCCACACAAGCCTCTTCTACGTCCCATATCATACTTCTAAGGTCTTCTTCTGTATCAGCATTAACCCTATTTAGAAAGGCTGATATACGAGCTCGTAATGACTCAGATCCAATAGGGCTGTAATAAGCATAATCTTGCAACTTTGATAATGACCGTCTCTTCCCTTCTACGATATTATTATCTTCTAAAGCCACAACCGGAACGATGTTCATATTCGAAAATTCGTTGAACATCGACAAGGCAAAACTCTTATCCGACTGATATCTTTCAACTAACTCCGGATATGAATCAGATAAAGATCCGAAAGCAGCATCAAACTCTGAAGCAACACTAATACCTCCTACTGTATTTTTTATAGCCTCATAAACTTCAGCCGGATTGTATGATGCTCTCTTTCCTAATTTATTGAAGACGCCTTTTTTATACACAACAGGACCGTATGGTTTTTCTACGGTTGTGAAGTAAAACTCTTTCCCAAGATCGTGTTCGTTATTAGAATAGTCTAATAATAGCCTCATAAAAGAGCTGACCTCATTGAATACAGAAGGATTATCTAATATCCTACTTATTTCCGTCTCATTATACAAGCCGGATCTTCTTAGATTTTCTTCATTTAGGATAAGATTGCCATCCACATAAAAAGAGCTTCTAACTCTATTAATAAGAGATCGTATGCTATATATGGAATTGGATATCATAACATCTCTTACATCCTTAACATCCTGAACCGTTAAGGGATCGGAAAAATAAGCCTGACGCTTCATATACGACAGCACATCTTCTAAAAGAGGTTCGCCATTAGGATCGGTATTAAACATCTCCCCTGGAGCCGGGTTATTCCAATGACCATAATACGACAAAAAATCAGAGGTGTAAGCCTTAGCCCATACTTGAAGAGCTCGCTCGCTGTTTCCTAATAATTTTAAGGCACTTTCGTAAAGAACGGAAGGCTCACCGTTAGGAGCCTCAACCCGTTCTATTTTATTTTCCTTCTTTTCTATCTGACATTTGACACCCATAATAATTAACTTTTTTGCAAAGTTAATTATAAAACTGATTTATACAATGACGGATCCCAAACTCCCTCTATATAAATCTCCGGAAAACTCAAACTGCCATCACGAAGAGTGGTGACTTCCAAGCTGGGAATGTTGAAAACAGTACTGGCACTACCAAACTCACCATTCAACTTGATAGCATTTCCGCTGTTATTAGCCTCATAATAAAAATAACAATAATTTTCATTAAGACTCGGATCATATTCGTACCAATATGTTAGATCTTGTATATGGTCTTCTATATTACCAATTTTGTTTTCACCTAATATAAAAATACCATTATTGCTATGATGATAAACCATAGATTCATAACCACCATAATTCCAATTACTATTAAACATTATGTAACTAACATCGGAATCATGATCTTTTAATACAGGTCCTATATGTATATGAATTTTATTAAACTGACATACATAAGGTCTTTTTCCTCCAAGCCTTTTTATATCTTCATTAGATAACTTATTATAACATCCTCCCACAAAATTATCCGCAGCATTAAAAAATCTCCTTCTCATACTCAACACTCCTTATTTAACTCATTTATCGAATCCGAATTATCAGAACCTTCTACAAGATTCTTATTCCTATCTATCTCTTCCTGGCTCATGTTACTCATCATATTTTGTATTTTCCTACCAGATTGAGATAAAGAACGGATGAATGCGCTGGAACTTATCTTAACTCCAAGATCTGGTTTTGCCCTAAACGCTTCTCCGGTACTGATATTATATAAATCATACACACCTGAGTTCATGTAGAATTTGTATATCCAGTTTCCACCAGCTTTTTTGTATCCTAATTTGGTTAGCTGGGTTACGCTCATACCAAATTTAATGCCATTACGACCCATTATCTTCTCCGGTATAGGTTCTACCTTAGCCGGAACAGATGTATATGCTTCATCGCCGCCGTACAGGAAATAAGGGGTTGTCACCCTTGATATGTGAGTAAGCGACTCTTCGGATATACGAGGTTCGTCTTTCGCAGCCTTAGATCCTTTCCTTAGATTGGATATTCTAATAAAAGGATCGTATGTCAAAAAGGTTAAGCCGTATTCTACTTTATAACCTGATACGCCGTTAAGGTCCCTTATAGCCTTAGTCGTATGCGAGTGATTGATGGTGTCTATACCATACCTTGATTCCATATCGGTCATAATACTATTAACCTCATCTCCCTCTACATAAACCTCTTCTCCTTCCGGGATAGAGGTTATGCCGGCAGCCCTTCTAAGTAGCCATAAAGTAACTTCAGCAATGTCAGAGAACTTATCTCCGTTCTTCCTATAGTTATCTACTCTTCCTTCTTCAGATCCAGGTAATTCGACATTTCTTTCAATTTCGACATTTGTTCTGGATTGTCCTTTGCCTTCTCCATCTCCCTTTTTATCGCCATCTTCCTCAGTGCGTACTGCACCGCCTTCTGCACTTCCTTCTTTTCCATCATTTAAAATATTATCTGATTCTGACTCTATAGACTCCACGACAGCATCATACTCTGGTATGCCGCTAAGGAAATCTGCTACGTTATTCAAAAACTCTATTTTTTCCTCGTTTGTCATATCAAGGCTTTCCACGGGCTCCCATATGGCAGGCAAGTTGTTTGATTTTATTGCAGTAGAAACATCTTCTACAGTTTTATTATCCACCGTAGGCAAAACTTTAGAAACCAAACTATTGATATCAGATTCCATTTTTTCTACTTCCTCTTTTGTGCCATATTCTTTTAGGGTATCCATGCCATTGACTCTAAGAGAATAATTCAAAGCCTTGCTTGGAACAAAATCAATATATTTCAAAAAGTTTTTCAACTCTGATATAATTTGTTCATCATATCTTGGCCCAACATAATCAACCACCACCTGATCTGTTTGAGAACGAAGCCAAGAAACGTATTCTTCTAAGGTCTTACCACCTTTACTGGAAGGAGTGGATATTTTATCACCTACTGTTCCTTTAGGTTCTAATCCCATTTCTTCCTTAAGGCTTTTAGGATTACCTCTCTCACGAAGAAACCTCAAATCACCTCCTACAATCTTCCTTGCTATAAAATCAAAAATATTAGCATAAGACGGCAATCCTTCTTTTTCTATATGAGATTCTATTTCGTTTAACATAAGAGAGAAGTTTTTCCTGGAGGTACGCTTCTTGCCAGGTAAAGACCGCGCAGCTTGTGCCGCAGGAGTCGGCTGAGCTAATGGCGCCGGCTGAGTCTCCCGGACAGCCCCTTCCTCTGGCATTTCCTCTTCATAAACATCCACGTCTTCTTTAGAAGTAACGGTCTTACCCTCATCAGAGAAAGGAAGATCATCCTCTATAAGCGACTTAGGGCTGGAAGATGATTTACCAAACTGAATCCTGATCTTAGGAGCAACAAACATCTCGCCTTCGAAATCTATTCCAGATTCTACCTCAGACATCACAATGTCTTTAACGCTCCTACTTCCATCTTCTACCCACTTAACAACATCAGGAACTGTAGATAATTTTTCTATAGCCTCACGAGCTTTTCTAAGCCCTGAAATAGGATTCAAATACGATACTTGATACGAAGCCGGATCAAGACCTAACTTGGTTAGATACGCATTAAGATCTTGTATATCATCTTGACCCATCTGTAGCAATTCAGAATCACCGGATTCAAGCAGCATATCTATAAAAGACATCCATTTCTGCCCTTCCTCTGATTCTACAGAACGTAGACTAACCGGGAAAAGATAATTAAGACCGTTTTTACCCTTGATAACAACTACCGGAACTCTTATATTTTTGTAATTATTCCCCTTGTCATTTAATATAGAATAAGCAAATGGGAAGCCTGTGTATTTAGATCCGTTCTTAAGCACGACTTTGCCATTTAATACATATCCGACATCAGATACTTTTTCAGCACCTTTTTCGGTAATAGGGAGATTTTCTACCTGGCCATATCCTTGACCGTTCACCTTCATGTTAAACACCGGTCTTCCGGGAAGGGTCTGGGCAACAACATGCGTGCCGACGCCGATGGTAGCCGACCGGCCGGCGTCCTTCTTCCACTTGTTAAAAGCCGTTCTTCTTATTTTACTTATACCATCTATGCCTCCTGTATCAGCTTTTACAACAGAAACGAATCTGTTCCCACTCATGACCTTGATAACCATATTGGATACCAGTTTATTCTCAGCAGATTCTATTCTTTTTTTATCGCCGGACTGAACAGCGTCATTGTATTCGGTAAAAAGAGACTGATTATAAGTATCATTTACATCTATTTCGAGATTAACCTTATCTCCTTTTTTCAAAGAAGATAATGCTTCCTGATCTATTTTATCTACTTCATTCTCTCCGAATCCGACACCCGTTCTGTACGGAACCAACTCATCTGAATCAAGACGCTTATAAACCAAAGAATAGGAATTACCCACGTCCTGAATAGACACGTCTGTGTAGCGATTAAGAACACGAGCCGATTCTTTGTTTATAGACCATCTCGCATGATAAGGCAGTTCAATTATAGTAGCCGTTTCCCCACCTATGTTAAGAGAATACCTTTTAGTACCATTAGCGTTCGTTTCAGAGCTTATTTGAATAGGAACCAATGATTTTATAGAAGATATAAATTTATCGGCTCTAAGACCCGCAATTTCATATCTTTCGTTGCCATCGTTGGATATTCTTCTAACCATCAACGTCTCTGGATTCTGGGCGCTATCTATGTTAGCTCCAGGCGTATTATCGGATTCATCTAACTCATTTACAAGAGAATCTATATTGGTATCATCCTCCCCAAAATTACTTAACGTAGATTCGGAAATACGACCTTTATCAATAATCCTGTTTTGTTCGATATAAGGAAGGAGATCTGTGATGTTTCCAACCTGGCCAAGATCTTCTATGGTAAATACCGAATCGGCAAGCTTATCTTCGTCAACCTTCTCCCCTTTATCCCGCCTGTTCATTATATCAACATACGAAGAAATAGCATCATCAAGCTCCTTTCTTTGATCTGGTTCCAAATTAGACTTAGCCATATCAATAATAGCTTTATTTTCCTCATACACTGATCTCGGACTTGTAAGCCTGTCAGCCTTTTCAGATAATGATTTAATGAGATTAACAGGACTATCACCTAAAGACGATACATAATCATCAAAATCTTGTTTGTATTTATCATACACATCTTTTTCCCTTGCAGTAAGAAGATCGGTGTTTCCTGTATATAATTTATCAATTATAGACTGCCTTACGACCGGGACCGTAATAGGATTATCCATAGCAGCTTCATAATCTTCATCCGATACAGATTCCGTAAGTGGAGACTCTTTTATATCATCTTCTGCTTCCCTCATCCTATCTTCCCTTACTTTATCAAGAGCATGCATAAAAGCCTTGATAGTCCAAGCTTCGTCTTCCGAAATCTTACCTTCTGACACAGCTTGATCTACTACCTCATCAGTATCATATTCACCAACTTTATTAGGCTCTGCAAAATCAGGAACCTTATCATCCCCCTTATAAGGAGTAGACCATAGAGAAGACAGCGCTTTTGAAAATCCCCTGTTTTCCTCAGCTAAGAATCTTTTATCAAGCATCTTAGACAAGAAGTTATTCATATTCCTATAGTCCATCAAACTCCTTCGGTATTCATTTACCAAGGATCTCATGGCTTTGTCTTTGGCCGTAAACTTCTTTTCCTGTCTTGATTTTACATTAAAATAATCATCAAAAGCTATAAGCGTATCATAGGCCTCTATTACATCTTGTGAACTTATGGGAGAAAGAGGAGATGATAAAACAGATTCGGTTTTACTTACCAACTCTTCTATCGAAAACTCTTTTCCTATTAACGTTGATAACTCAGATAACGAATTATTGTAATTGGTTCTAAGGCTTTCCAATTCTTTGGTTTTTCGTTGTATGGATTCAGCTTGTGGATCTTTTCCATCTACGTTACGAGGACGAGTAGCAAGATCTTCTATTTCGGATTCAAGCTCTTCTATCCTTGACTGTATGCCACGAATAGCCATAGCCCGCTCCCTCGCCCTGCCCGACAGCCGGGAAAACGTACTTAGCGCATCCGCCACGCGAGGCTGCCCCGAAAGAGTTTCTATGACAGAAGCTATGTCTTTCATCCTTGATTCTGATTGAAGGCCAAGGAAGGCATTACGAGCTACGTATTTTCTAAATTCGATCTTAGAATCATCACCTATAAGATCTTCGGCAAAACCTTGAGCAGATCTGAAATCAGAAAGACGATTATTATAATTATCGATAATAGAATCCTTGTATTTCTTCGCCTCTTCCAAAGACATTCCGTTAGCTTCGGCTATTTCCGAAATAGGCATCATATCAACCATCTGCCTGAAATTTTCAGCCGAATCCTCTAAGGTCCCCATTTGATTGTCAATAGACATCTTTTCAAACATAGCATCATCAAGCTCCTTACCGGTCATAGACTGAGCGTCGGAACGAACTTGAGGCCCTAAACTCATTGACTTTTTCAACGTATTCAAAGCCGCCGTATTAAGATTAGAAGATGCTTTGTTATATTCATTTACTTGCCTTTCCAGCAATATCTGATTATTACTATACTCTTTCACTCCAAAGAAGCCTTCCCTCATACCAAACAAAGAACCGATAATAGCACCGATTCCTATTTCAGTCCATCCTTCTTTAGACGTATATTGTTTTTTAAATCCTTCAGAAATAGCATCAAGAACATCAACGGCCCCGTTCATAGCAACATTGTCATATCTTGACTTAACATATTCTTCAGCCGTATTCTGGACAGCACCTTGAGACCCTTCTTCCCATAAGCCTTCAGATACCGGTCTTTTCATGATATTGAAAACATTGCCTGCTATCTTCTGTCCTATATTGGGATTGGTTATTTTAATAGCCATCTCTCCCGGCTTCGCAACTTCCGTCCCTAATCCAAATAAATGCTTGTTGAGCTTCTTTTCCAACCCAGGTATAGCCTTGCCGCCTAACCCTATATACTTACCAAAAAGAAGCCAGTTGGATAATCCTACGATACCCATATTGGCGGCAAATATAGCACTACCTACATCAGCATTAGAATTACGAAAAACAGCCATTTCCTCTGCATTGGGATCACGACCATAAATCTTACGATAATAATCCTTAAAATCAGACTCGGATTGCTTCATAAAAGAATTTGCTTCAACCGATGACTCGAATCCGGCACTGGTAGCCAACAACGTCATGGTCTTAGCCGCCTCCCCTACATTCCTTCCAGTAGCAACCCCTTTTCTCACATAGTCGTTAAACACGCTTTTAAGGCTTCCTATGCCCCTATTGGCAGCTTGCCTTGCTGCTAACTTAGCTCCGATTCTTCCACCTAATTTAGCGCCTATGTTTCCTAATGAACCAACCCCAAGTCCTCCGGTCATGTACGCTGATATCATGGCTCCTACAGTAAAAGACATACCATTACCAAGGACGTCATTCCATAAGAAATTACCAGTATCCTTAAAAAGCTTCTGACCAAAATTATAATCTTCTACCTCTTTCTTGTAATAATGGGGAAGAAGCATATCTATTTGCTGGTCAAGATCACCTACGAACTTATCCATGTTAGTGTTTAACGCAGCTTTGTAACTTCCCTCAGATGCCATATTGATAAGTTTGTCAGGCAATGACACAACTCCTTGAGCACCATACAATGCAGACTTTAAAGCGAATTTACCTACACCATTCCAAAACTTACTCCATCCGCTCTGTCTTCTGGCATAATAATCCTCATTGTTTATACCCGGAATATAGTTGGGGTATTTTGTACGCCATACCCCATCATTACCCATCTGATGACTTTCACGGATACTTACCTTCGGTCCATAGGGATTAAGGGGCGGCGCGGCAGGTGTAGCCCCCCTGTAGCTGTTACGAGCCAGTGCCTCCGAGTAGCTGTTGCTTATCTCCTTGGCTATATACGGTTCTTCGTATTCGGCAGCAGCTATCCTTGATGCGTAATCCGGAAATTTAGGTTGGGCATACACACCTTCACCAGGCATATAATTAGGAACCAGAGGCGTTGTCGTCTCTGGTAATGTAGCCGGAGTGTAATTTTCTTCTTCGGCTAATTTCCTTTGCCTTGCCACATCTTCGTAAGTGGTTTTAGCAGCAGGATTATATCTATCTATATTATTATCAGCCATAAATTTTTTGCAAAAAATCGTTCAACTTACTAAACTTGTCATTCATGTTGGGCATGATATTTATTCCTCTCATATACGGATCTCTCATCTGATCAAGACGCTCTTGAACAGCCTCCTTCACGTATTTTACAAAGAAGTACTGAGGACACTTCTGGTGAATGCTATTCCAGTAATCCGCATACTCATCATTACCAGGATCCAAAGGAACAAAATCCGAGAACAACAATGCAGGATTTTTAGAATTTTTAGTCCTTTTGTCATAGAAATTGACCGCTACCTCTCTCGAACCCCTGTCATCCATTCCTTCCAACTGAACTGATATGTTATCAGACATGTCAATAAAATTATCAACAAGGGTTTTAACAACATTCATTTCTTCTGGCTTAAGGTAAGAACCATGAACCTTTACTATATCATAAAGATCATTCTTGACATCAGCCTTAGAAGCCAAACGGGGAAGACCATTACGTATGAGATACTTATCATAAGAATAGCCTTCCTTCTTTCCGGTATCTACAAAATCACAAGTTCCAAAACTTGATTTGTAACCATCTACTGGATAATTGCGCTCCTCAACCGAAGGATCTATACCCGCCTTAAGAAGCTCGTCATTCGTAATCTCAACCCTTTCTGTAACATAAGAATTTTTACCGGAACCTACTTGAGCAGTCAAGAATCTTCTAACAGTGCCATTATCTATCTCGGCATCCATATTAATGGCATTAATAGCAGTAGGATCCAGATTATTTACCTTTCCTGCCATGTAACCAGACAATCTTCTAAACTGAGCCTTCTGCAAAGACTTTTCCGGTGAATCGGCATTCCAATTGTATCTTTTGTAAGAATCAAGGTAATGATACTGAGATAACTTATCAGAAATCTGATCAGGAGATACAGACATTTTTATCTCATCCTGCATCTGACCTGCTATCATATCAGACACTCTACTGTTTTTCTCAGCATATCTTAGCTGGGTAATAGTTAATGGTTCACCTTCCTGATAATCTTTTAAATCTATATCACCATCCTTATCTATGGTCATATAATCTGATATATTAAAATCAGGATCGCCGTTGAGTTTCTTCATTCCATTAATAAGAGCCAATGTACCAGTAGAAGAACCATTATTCTCGCTTGTAATAGCATCAGATATGTTTTTCCCCAACTTGCCGGCACTCGCCTTAGCTCCTAATGACGGAGATATAGCACTAAGAATATCTATTCCTCTTGAAGGGTCCATCATGTATTCTCTGAACCCTACGGCATCAGATACACCAGTTGTTATGGCTGTGGCGAGCAGGAAGGCTCCAGCCTTATCATCTGTATCGGTAAGATTTATAAAAGAATTTCCTTTCATAAACTTAGCATTACGAACTTTACTGATAATATCCTTATTTTTTTTAGTAACTATATTATCTATTTGATAATCAGTTATGTTATTTATAGCCTTTGTAGCTCCATTTGCCTTAGAATCAGAAAGAAGTAAAGCATCATAAGCTTCAGACAATCTGTTATTTCCTTGTCCAAAATATCCGTTTTTCTGACCTCCATTATTTTTTAAATAAGAATATATCCGTTCTTCAGGAGTCATATTAGCATACAATCCTGGGTCAGTTTTTTCTTCTTCGTATGATGCTGCAACGATATTACTTCTGTCTGTAGGAGATAATGAATTATATAATTTCAATAAATTTGCTCTACGCTCTGTGGAAAAAGATGTGAGTTGTTCATAAGGGATATTAGCCAAATTAACAGATCCTATCTTACCCGTTCCAGAATTGATAGCCGTAGGCCCGTCCATAGGAGCCATCGGCACTCCTACACCGCCTGCTCCTCTTGTGCCTCCGGATGAGCTTTCAGTGCCCATCTTGGAACCGTAAGTACGCATGTATTCGGTTTCAATCTTAGCCTGTGCAAGTTGCTCTTTTGCCAACGATATTTCAACCATAGACTTAGCATTATCAGTCAAAAACTTTTGCTGAGCCCTATCCTCTGCCAACCTTGCAAAATAAAGATCATCTTTCTTCCTTTCAAAACTTGTATTGTCGTATCTCCATGCATCAGTCATCTTATCGAAAAGATTATTGGTAACAACAAAATTAGCAGCCGCTACCGGATCTGATGAAGCTATTATCATATCTGCCTCCCTCTTGGCTTCTGCTTTCTGATTTTTAGCTTCCTGTATCTGACTGTCAATACGATCAATAATATCCTTATTATCCCCTACTGATTTCTTTTTTGCTTCCAATGCTCCTATGTGCCTATCGTATCTTTCGACATAAGACCCAATGTATTGACTAACCAAATCCGGATTACTGAACACCGGATTGGTAGCTGCCATGTATGATGCTTCTATTCTCATCTGATTCCTCATGTTTTCAGATAAGTTAGCAGACACAAAATTCCTTATCTGGGAATCAGTAAGCTCATCTACGTTGACTTCTATGATTCCACCAGTAGGATTACCTTTAACATCATATTCTGTTGTCTGAATCTTCTTGCCTTCGTTGTTTTTCCTAAAATCACTGACCAGCTTATTTATCTCCTTAGTATAATCGACATAAGGAGAATAATGAAGACCTCCCAACCTTGATCCTGCTTTACCATCTGACCTCCATTTGTAATAAGGGTCCAAAGCATGCCATTCATTAATAGGAGAATAAAGTTCAGGATGATTCTGTTTTATAGATTCTATTTCCTTCATAACCCTCTTGCCTTCTTTTGTGCCGGCAATCGCGTTAATGACCGTATCATCTAACACCGAACTTATCTCTCCTTGTATGGCTCTCGTAACACCATCAGAAGAAAGATCCACGCCTTTGAATTTTTGATTGATGTTAGCAATCACACCTGACATCTTATCTTCCATATAAGCGCGGGCTTCAGGCTTATCTATCTCTTGACCCATAAGATAATCTACCTGGGTATAGATCTTTTCACGAGCAGCATCAACCTTCTGCTGTTTGTACATCATGACGTCCTTAACAAGATCTATGTTGTAAGGACTAACATACGGGGCATATTGCCTTAAAATACTATACTGTGAAGCCACTATTTGGTCCTCCTTCTTCTTTTAATTTCATCATCTTCTTCATTTAAACTTCTCAAGTAAGGTGTGGAATAATCACCCATATTCATCACATCCTGATTACCTTGAACGTAAATAATTTGACCACTTGGAAGCATTCTCATATTTGGAGCTATGGAAGCTATGGTATTCAACGATGTACGAACATTGAACTTATTCTGTATCTCGCTGTTTATACTATCATAATAACGAGCAAGATTTTCATCCCTTATAGCCATAGCCTTCAATAATCCAGATTCATAACGTTGCCTTTCCGCTATGTTCTTATCGTCTGTCTGAACATAAGCCATTTCATTGAATCTATCAGCTTCGTTTATTTGCCTTGCGTTATTGAAATTTACTTCGTTAATGTACTTGGCTATATTGCTTCCGGCTATGGCGTTCATATTAGCCAGAATAGCGGAGCGCTGGGAGTCGGGCACGTCACCTACTGCGTCCAACTGAGCCGATGTCGCGCGGTTGAGCTCGTTGATATACTGATCAGCAGATTGCAGAACAGGATCTATTCTCGGAGCCTGATGCCTTTCCAATCCCTCTATCTCTAATCCGGTATCAAGCATCCTCAACATCTCAGGGAATATAGGACCTGATAAAGCAGGATTGACACCTTTTCTTCCTTTTGTATCATCTTCTTCCTCAGCTTCCGTTTCTACAGTAGTATTAATAACAGGATTTTCTTTCTTCACTTCTATCCTGCCTGGAGAACCTGGGTTGGGAGATTTAGCGCCGGTTCCTACAGGTTTAGCTTCTATAGGTTTTGATGCCGGATTTACGGCTTCTAAAACAAAGTCTGTTTCTAACATCAAACCGCTATCTTTTAAAGCAGCAAACTTATTATAATCGGCACCCAGAATCTTCTTAGCTGCATCAGATTTATCACCAAATAAGTCAACATAATTCTTTATCCCTTTTTCGTTCAACAATCTCTTTTGTTCAGGAGTAACTACATCCAATCCATAAAATGATCTGGTTGCCGTAGTTTGCCCAAATTTGTCATCTACGGCAAATGAGTTATATGCCGATTTACTTCCTTGGTCGTACTTACCAGCATCTTCTCCCCAAAATCCGTATTCGTCTCTAAATTTCTTGGCTTTTTCGGCATTGGCTATAGCACCTGATTCTGCCAAAGCCCATAGGTTGTTTAGTTGGCTATTGTATCCAGTCTGGAATCCTTCTGTATTAAAATCTCCATCCGTATTGTATTTATTAGCCCAACGGTTAATATCAAGCAAATTAGAAATAGCTTTGTTGTTTACCCTACCATAACCGGAACTGCTTCTGTGTTGCAGATTTTGATTAGAATTTACACCAGAATCAGGATTAAGGATCTGCTCTCTGTCTGCAACATCTACTATAGACATATTAAGAGCACGTCCAAACTGCTTCATTAAAAGCTGCTGTACTTTCTTACCCCACTCTATTTGCTCTTTGGTAGGGCCGCCTTCAGCCATTTTCCTAACTCTCTTTACATACTCATCGTATATCCAATTTTTAGCATCAGATTCAGATACGTTAAGAGCCTTAGCCTGCTTTCTTACGGCATTTAAATCAACCTTTCCGCCATCTCTAAAGAAAGCATCTATCTTTTCTTGGCGCTTGGATTCCTCTTGTTTGTTATAGACAATATCAGCAAAAGACCTGAATTGCACCTCAAGTTCGTCTATTTCCTTTTGATTATCATTTACGTACTTGGAAAGAATAGACTTATTCAACTCAGAAGTATTTTTATCCTTAACATCCTTATTCTTTTCCAGCCTCTTGAAAACACGTTCCTGATCATCATACTTTTCGGACAATCCTATTTTTTTCTTGTACCTATCAAGAAGCGTAGCATATGTATCTTTTTCCGTAGCTCTAATGCCATAATTTTCCCTTACGTAAGAAGCAAAATCATCATCAATAGTACGGTAATCTGAAATAATATGAGCTTCTGGCAAATCAACGGGAGTGCCGCCGTCTTCATGCCTGTTACCTTTTGCCTCCATAGGACCAACATCATCCGGAGTCGAAACATATTCTCCTTTTTCTATCTCAACATTAGCATTATCCTCCATAGATTTAGGAAGAGGGTAAATGTATTCTCCTGTCAAATCGGAAGAATCTATTCTCTGTCCATTTCCGAGGTTAACACCACCGCCTTCACGTTCCCATCGGATAAACTGCTGCCGGCGCTCTTTTTCGAGCTTTTCCCTCGCCGCCTGCTCGTCTCTGCTGGCTGCATACGCAGCAGATGAAGCTCCCATGATATTACGAGTAAGACCTAATCCTAAACTAACACCGGACAAGGCAGCTTGAGCCACATTAGCACCGACCTTATTACCGGCTCTTATCCGACCAAGACTTGTACCGAACATTTGAGCTCTGCCGGTTAGATCAGGTGAATAATATGGGGTAGTCATAGGATCAAGAGGATTACCATCTTGGGAACGTTTTTCTTTAGAGGAATCAGCATCAACACCACCTAAATTCATTGCATTATCAACGACTGATTTCTCTACGTTTTTAACCATGCCCCTATTATCAGCGAGATATCCTGCATATCCTGCATCATGATTTTCAAAAAACGGATCGGATGTAGGCATACTACTAAATGGATTTATCTCCCCCTCCTCTGTTTCTAAAGTCACATCAGAAGGCATATATATATTCTGAATATCAGATTCACCCCATTTATTAACAGGCGTTCCATAATCAAGAATAGGCTGAGTAGAGGATACATTAATATCCTGTCTCTTATCCTGAACACTACCGCCAGGAGCGAATATCGGACGATTTTTTATGATTCGTAATCTCATACTATCTTTTTTCACAAAGATAAGAGAAACGAACGAGAAAATCCAACGTTATGGGATACGTTTAAAAATCAATCATGTACGGCAGACAAACCGCCCGAATCAGGGTCGTACTTAAGACCGCATGCCCGGCGATAGTTCTTAAGCGCTCTCTTGTACAAAAACAGCACTGTCTTGGAAACTATTTTCTTCATAGATTTGGTTAAAACCTCTTCTGTTGAAACAGACATCAGACAGCTATTCAAAAACGACCTGACATTGGAACCGAACAAGATCTTCACCATTTTTCTAAACGTTCTAAAAAGATATGATGTAGAAAGAGACTTTAACCCATTGCGAACCAGTCTCTTATTCAAATACGAAACAGCCTTTTCAGATAGACAGAGCCTATTCTTTCCTTCGCTATCTACCTCTGATGAAAACCACGAATATAAAGTGGTAGGATGTTTCTTAAGGTGATTAATGAAGGAAGTCATTATCCCTTCTTTTAAGGCCCTTTTGTGGGCTACGCATGCAGCAATCTTCTCTTCTCTTTTTAAAGAGCTGTCAAGGCATCTAAACACCGTCCTATCGTCTCCGATGAAATACTGAGGACGTTCTTCCTTGAACTTAGCCCGATAAGCGGCATATCCTTCCTTACGAAGCATATCTATCTGAGACCGGATATAGAACCTTACACACTTTTCTTCAGCCTCTTGCACGCTTTTAAGATAAGGAACTGACTTTCTCCCATATCGAAGATAATCATAAACCATAGCCTCAATAAAGTCATTGTACGGAAAGAATCTTCCAAATCCAAAGTTCCAAACTATGAAACATCGCACTCTATCTTTCCAGTAATCAGATATGAGAAAATTACTACAATATCTCAACTTCCTGTTTTTCTGATAGAAATGATGAGTATGTTTGTCATAAAATAGATTAAAATATCTCAAATTGCCTAAACACTGACCGGCTGGACGGCGTACTACATTGTACCCTAAGTTGCTGAAGCTATTGTATATAACTTCTATCGGAGAGACCTGCTCTTTCTTGAAGAGCTTGTCGTGTAACTTGTGAGGATTCATTATTTCAGTTATTTTTGTTTCCATATTGTTTTTGTTGTTTAGTGCAAATATATGATTTTATATAAAAAGAAGAAAATGCACTGCCTTGTATCCGGTTTGAGAGAAATAGGATACAAGGTTTTTTATTTTATGACGGTTTGGATAAGAGACAGGAAAACGACTCTGAACGTAACCTACTGACCGTCAGTGGTGGGACAACAAATCTTGAATTAAAACTACGCCTATGAATAGTCTCCGTTTTCCTTAATATTAAGACCATTTTCAATGATCTTACTCATTATATTATTTATATTATTTTATATACTTTACCATTTATTCATATAATTGTTTATAGTGAATGAACTTAACGACCGAAGGGAGTTAAGTGAGTGAACGGATTGACAAATTACTTTTTCCGTCATTGTATTGTTCGCCTAATTGTGTTAAAAGATTGAGTATCGTGACCAAAGGGAACGATGCGAAAGAACTTATAATATTTAAAAACGACTGAACCTATCGACTGAAGGGAGATAGGTGATGGAGTGACGTTAATAGTTATATTAGGTAGCCAGTGGAGAATTAGGCAGGCTGGTAGGCGAGACGGGCGTCCATGCCCGTCAGGACAGTGGAGGTACGTAGGTCTGTTCTGTTAAACCAAGGCGATGATAGTTCCATCCTTCACGAAATCGCACAAAAAAGCCGGATTATCTTGATATCGTTCTTCAACCTCCGGTATCCGCATAACGAGTCTCAAATCCGGCTTCGCTTTATTAATATGAGAAATAAAATAATTGTTCTAATTGTCAGTGACGCCTTTAATGCGAAGTTGTATATTGGGAAGCACGGCATTAATCAAAGCCATTTTCTTATCCTCTTCGCTTTCTTTTTCATGCTGTTTATACATCATGCTGTAATCACTGTCATCACCATCCTTTTTCCCGTCTAACGTCAGTAAATGATTTACGATGTCCTTACCATACGTTTCAGTCCATGTACGGAATCTCTCTTCCTCGGACTGTCCCTCCTGGGACGGGGCTTCCAGGTTAGGAAGGGCGGCTGCCACTTCTACCTCTGGAAGTGTTACCGATGCTGCTATTTCAGCATCATCTCCGAATCCCATTTGACCATACGAAGATACGGAATTTTCTTCAATTTCCAAACCAAGATTTTTAGCAACCTCCATAGCATAATTATAACGGTCATCGTTTCTTATAACACTCTTATGAGGACGTCCTGCTCCTTGGTTCCAAGCTACTACAGCATCTTTAAGGTTATCGGCGTTCATGAAGTCCTGCCGGCTGTAGTTGTAATACCCTGGTCCTTCTTTTCCTTTTCTTGTGTATAAGAAATTAGAATATCCGGTTTTCCCTTCGTATTCATCAGCTAAGAACTCAAGTTGGTCTTTGAATGTTGGTGTAGAATGACCTTTCTTTTTGGCGTGCTTGAATAGCTTATCCATGCGCTCATTATGCCATTGCTGTATGCCGTATGATGTTCTGTTGTCTCCGTATATGTCATCTTTAAGACCGGATTCAGCCATGAGATTACCTATGATAGCAAGCGCCTGTATCTTAGACATGCCTCTTTTATTAGTAAAATATTCATATGCTTCACGCTGTTTACCAACCACGCCACCTTCTTTCTTGATATTGGTATTGTATCTCTTTCCATTCCACGTAAATTCCTTAAGACCTCTTTTCCTGGCTTCTTTAAAGGCTTCGCCTCTTGTAGTGGAAATCGGGTCTTGTAATTCAAGATCGTTTTTTATACCAAGAATGGCATTAATAATATTATCATCCTTTTTATCATCATCATCTAATTTATCAACATTATTCGAAACGTAAGATTGGCTTATTAAATTTGATACGCTTTTTCTATTTTTATAAGTTCCTTCTTTATCTGATGGAGCTTCAAAAGCATACACAAGTGGATACGAATAATCCGTATCTGGATCTTCTGACATAAATTCGCTTACTGCATGAATGGCTTTATTGTATTTAGTATCCTTTATACTATACATCCCAGCATCTTGAACATGATCATAAAATCTGTCTATCATGTAATTGATATATCCACGCTTATCCCCCTTAAATCGCTCTTTATCTTTCTCAAACTCTTTGGGTGGATATCTTTTATCGGATTCTTGGAAAAGTCCCTTAAACCCTCCATAATCAGATACGGTATAGGGATTACCACCAGATTCTTCAATAATATTTCCAAGTACGGCTTCTATCTGGCGTTGATTGAAACCTTTATCATATAAAGCATCATAGATCATATTCATTCCATCTACGTCCATAGTGCGGTGCGTACCCTTACCCACGCGCTTCATATTTTCATATTTGGATTTGAATAAATCCCAATCTATTTCCGGCTTAGAAGAATCCCCTCCTTGTTTTTTAGATCTTATCTTCATTTTTTTATCCAGATCATTCTTGGAATCAATGGCGGATTTCAACAAAACCTTGTTTGGATCATTCTCTTCATATGGATTCTTATCTTCTACATAATCCAGAATATCAAACGGGTATCCTATTGTATCAAGAATCTTAGTAACAATCCCTACACCAAGAGGTTGATCGCTTCTATAAAAATCATACTTATCTTTTACGACCATCCTACCTCTATCATCACGGTACATAGTGAAACTTGATAAGCCTGATAAATCATTTAAATCGCCGTAAGCATCTGGTATAAAATTGTATTCGTTAAATACCTGATGTTCTCCAGTTCTGGCTTTTTTTAAGAGATCTATTCCCTCTTCCACCATTCCAAGTTTCCTACTTGTTACATCCCTTAACTCCTCCAAATCAGATACGTCCTTGCCTGCAACTTTTCCATCAATTATCTTATTATCTAAGGAATCAAGCTCCCTTCCATATTTTTTAGTCATTTTCTCCCACCCACCATTTATCCTGTCAGATATAATGGATTTGATATTGTCTGGTATTCTGACAATCCCATTTTCTTCTTTCAGATTATTTGGTTGGTTTAAGAATCTAAACCAAAGATTCTGACTAAAATCATCTACATTGGCTTTCGGAACATCTTGACCAAAAAATTCCATTATTTTGGTTTTTAATCCTCTTTCATTAGCATACACGTCAGGTGTTATATTAGATGCCAGATATTCTCTAAGTTTTACAAACGGACCAATTTTACTCCATAATGTTTTTGGTTGTTTGTCTCTTACATAATTTTTAGTCTTCTTTGCCATTTTTTTCTTCCTCCTTCTTAAATTTGTGGTAAGCACCACAAACCTTATCAACTAACCATCCCATCAGACAGGCGGCATGCTCATCTCCTCCGACTTCAAAACCGTAATCCATATTAAGATACTTACAATAAATAGAAAGACCGTGCAGGCATTCGTGTCCTATGGTTCTAACATCCATATCAGATAGTGAATGAAATAAGAAACATATTTCTTTCCTGTGATTGGTTCGGTTTCCTACGAAAATAGTTCTGCCACCATAATCATCAGTCCACCCCTCCCAGCTCTGATCTTCTACTTCCAGGTTGGCGAACGTCTTAACTATATACTCTTCATCTGCTCCAAGCAATACCCTTACATTATAGGGGTATATATCATTTTTATATAATACTTGTTTCATAACAAACTGTTTTTCGACAAAGGTAAATAAAAAAGCCGAAGATATACTCACGTACTTCTTCGGCTATACCTTTAAAGCTAAAACTTGTTTACTATGGAAATTACAATTGAAGCAAAATCAATGATTATATTTTTATTTTCTTAATTTCTTCAATCATATTCTTATATCCGCAGAACTTGCTGTTAATAACATCGAAGATAGATTCTGACCAGCCAGCTATGTTCAAGATATTAGATCCTCTGTAAAACATCTCACTTCCATATCCTTGAATAGAAATAGAAACGATCTTGCAATTTGGATTCACTTTCTTGAATCCTTTCAAAAGTTCGGCGAATTTACCATATTCATAATTGGAACTTTTCTCCCATACAATAGATTCGCCATCTCCTATCTGCATATCTGAAATAACGTACAAGTTATCTACTTTGATCTTATCTTTAACGCACTTTTCCAAGAATGCAAAAAGACCGTTTTCGGTAGCACCACCGCATTCTCCTCCGGCAGTAAAAGATTTTTTGTTGTTCCACAAAACACCTCTGCTTCTATCATATTCGTAATTGATAAGTTTGTCACCAAACATACCAATAAATACGTCAGGAAGCACAGAAGCAATCATACAGCCAAACAAGTTACCAATGACAGCCGTATTTGTTTTGCTAAAGGCAGACACTTCAGAAGACCCTCCCATATCTCCACGTACAGAGCCAGAGTGGTCAATCAGGATAGCCGACCGCCCCTCCAATACCGGCAGGTTCTTGCAGGAGATGGTTATGGCTTTCTCCAACGCATCTAAAATCTTATATTTGTTACGCGCTGTTAATTTAGCACGTTTTTTATCCGACTCAAATACAATATCATTATCGGAACCATCAGTGCCTATATTTTCAACCTCTTTGAAAGCTGAAGCAAAACGGAAAGGAAGCATCTTCGAATTAAGCACCTTCTCTTCTATTGTAAGCTGCCTACAAACTTCATCTATTTGATCAGGTGCGTATTTGATTATGTTTACAAGATTACGAACCATATTAAAAATAGGCATGCCTTTTACATTAGAAACCACGTCCCGAATAGCGTCACCTAAAGCTTCTTTCTTTTCCTTATTGTCTTTCTTATCCTGTCCGGCTTTAGACATCTCTTTTTCAAGAATCTTGCTTTCGTATAATCCAGACAAAGACCGACCTTCTATAAGGTACTGGAAAGCCATTTTATTAGCCTGATTGCCTTTAGGGTGAAATAAGTTTACTAAGTCAACCATAGTAATGACCCTACTGTCCATCTTATACTTATCAATCCGGTACGGATCAAGACCTTCCAAAGCCGTCTTAAATCCTTTCTTAATAGCACTGGATATACCTCTTAACTTCTTTGGATTTTTGTCGTTAAGAGCCGCATAGCAGCCAAGGATTTCGCTCATATCATCAGGACGCATAACGATCTTATTATAGAACCTTGAAGCCCATTCCTTACCCGATGCTTTGCTGGCAAGGACAGAAGCCATAAGATGCGTTACCGACCTAAGCTTTCCTTCTTTCCTGACATACAATGCTGTTTGTGCTGCGAAATATGGATCTACTTGATCCATAAGGTCCTTAATCCTGTTCACCTTGTCTTTTTCTTTCTCATAATAAGAATCAGACAACATGGTAGTCATTACCGTAGATACCAACTCTTCTTCTGCGTTAGGCTTATACGCCTTCTCTCCCATGTGATTCACGATCGTAGGTTTAACACCTTCATCCTTTTTGTTAAACTTTCCCATTTGTTGTTGTTTTCTTTAAAGTGTTATACAAAAAAAAGCAGTGATATTACTACCACTGCTTGAAAAAAAAATATATATCAAAATGAATACTCAATGAGGGAAAACCTGAAGTTAGTGTAAACAATCAAATAATGGATTTGAACCATTGACACATATCTTAAAAGGATATTGCTCTACCATCTGAGCTAAATTCGAAGTAACTAACCCCATCACCACTCATTAGTTTCTTATGTCTTTCAAACAGAGGAAAAGCGGAGACGGAGAATTAAAATGATATATCGGCCTCATTCGAAGTAACCGTACTCCTCACCATCTGTATATTTTATTAAAACAGGGATAACTTGGAAGGTGTTTTAAAGGAGGTTTTGATCTACCAACTGATCTAATTTTTCTTACATGAAAAATACAGGACTCGAACCTGTGACACAAACCGAAGTATCACCTTCCATCACCACTGTTTTTGTATTATAATCTCTCTTGATTACGATGTAAATATAGACATTCAAATATGATTTACAAATTAAAATGATTTAAAATAGATTAATTTGAATAAATTAACACACAGACAATATAATAGGAAGTATTGTATTGTATATTTGCGTATAACATAAAAAAAATAAATACATGGATAGATATATTGTTGATTTACTATTAAATGAAGACGACTCTCCGTTTAATAGTAAAAATTTTAAAATAATAGAATTTGAAGAAAATGACAATGAAAAAGTATATAACCTATTCAATAAAGTGTACGGATAAAATGTAAGTATTATTTTCATTGATAGTGGATTTGGAGTATTAACGTTTATAAATGATAACATGATGAGACAAGTTGATTTGTATATCATGCTGCAATCTTTATCCGTTATATACGAAGATGCTATAGATGTAATATCCATATTGTTCGGTAAAAACGCATCACTCCTTACAGTATGTAACAAACCAGCCCCAGTCACGCATGATAAAAATTCCAGTGGTGATATTAATACCTATATAATTAAAGATAGTTCGAGTGGTTTATTTAAAATAGGGAAAAGCCGTAACCCTATTGAAAGACTTAAAACGCTATCTATCGGGAATCCTAATTTATCTATAATAGGAGTATGCAATAAAAATGTAGAATTATTAATACATAAAGAATATGATTCGGTAAGAGTAGGTGGAGAATGGTTCAGAATGGATAATAATGATATTTGTCATATAATAAAAAAATACGGATTTATATGTGTAGAATAAAAAATTACCCTCTACTTATTGAAAAGTAGAGGGTAATACGATATTATCTATTCTTAATCTTATCTTCAGAAATCAACCACTGGAATATAATTTTCCGGTTGCTAATTACTTTCTTTATCCTCATCAGCATCCAACTTCCACGCAACCTATCCAGCCATGACCGTCTGAAATTAAGAGCATCAGAATTAACCGACTTATTTATATCGTTATCGTCCTTGATCCAGATAGGTGTTTCAGATCGGTCGTCGTCAACCCTATTGAAGAAGTCATTTAACTTATGTCTTCTATATACCTCAGTATCCAGGACCTCGGTATGGTCGCCTACAATCTTCGGATACGATATACGTTGCGCTAAATTATTCTTTTCTTCTGGAACAAGATGAATTTCACCTGAGTTGTTTGTGTCGTTGTAGATAGTTATCGTATCTAAACCTACTTTCCTGTCAAGAGTGTAATTCACATCATCGACGTATTTCCTTGCATCAAGCTCGTATTCTACAGAAGCCAACGTAGAGCCATTATATTTCTCTTTTATCGGCACTTCTAATATAAATGGATATGTTGCTCCGTAGAATGTCTGGAAGCTCTTATTCGTCAGCAAATGGCTCCATAAGCCACCTTCTTCGTCTGATGCCGGGAAGTTTATTCCTGTCTGGAAATATTGTTGCTGTTCTATATAATAGTCAGGGCAGAACGAATAATAAGAAATCCATTCTTGCTTCAGACACGAATATCCGATAGTGAACGACACGTCTTTAAAATACTGTTCGTCTTTTAAAGATATTTCCTTATCGTTTGACAGCACCTCTGTTTCATTGTACAAGAACCTTCCACCATCATATTTGTAATATGCCGGGTTCTTAACAGGTATATAATCTTTTTTAGTGATAAGTACCCTCTTATACCTATTATCCCATCCAAGAGACAGACCAAGACCGATAAATTTATTGTCTGTATCTTCTTCTGTCATTTCTGTGCCGGTTAAGATATTAGTTATTCCGTATCTAAGGATCTTAAACGGAAGATGACGTTTAAGCCAATGCCTGATCCCTACACTAAGTTCCTTAAGATTACGTCCGTTCGGGTCGGTCATAAACACCTGTGCTCTTTTAGTATCTACCCAGAAGTGACCAAATTCTGAACTAATTATTTCAGTACTCTGGGTTCCAGAATAACCGAGGTCGGTCGTGTTGTACTCCAGAGGCCGGGACGCGAACAGACCGCCGGTGCCCATCTCAGCCTGCCCTGGGGAGGTGCGCTCCTTGATTACGTCTATGGCGTTATGGAGTGAAACCTGATCCTCGAACCTGACAAGAATCTGATCGGATTCAATACGCTTCATGTGAATAAGCTTCCCGTTGCTGGTTGGGAACTCATGATAGTCCATAGGCTTGTACGTTAGCCACGGATCTGTTTGACTGTTTTCAGATACGTCAGCCCTACTCCATATAACACCATTAGGTCGCTGGTAAGCACAATCATAAAAACGACGTTCGTATGTTGCCGGCAATACATTAGGTGTTAATGTCATTCTTGATGAATAGATAGGACTTATCTTGTAATCATTGTCCCTATGGATAGATACGTTCTTTTCTTGTGTCCACCAAACAAAATCTCCTACTTTTGGATAGAATAATTCATGAGGCTGAGGGCCCTCTAATCTGAAATTACAATTTATTTCAGACTCTACAAGGAACTGAGGAATACCATAGAACCATGTATAAAATCTGCCATCTACATACTTACCGGAGGTGTCACCATTCAATTCATACAAGCTCTTCCTGTTTGGGTAAAAAGCATATCTTCCTTTATTAGACGATGTCCAACTATTGAAACGTTCGTTATCCGTGGTTTCAAGCGCATCTTCCCCTGTATCATAATTAACAAAATATCTTGGATATCCTACATTTCTATAATCCATGTAAGGGAAAGGTATCATATCTCCAATACCAAAAGCACTATTATAAAAAACAGGAAATTTTCTCTTTAATGAAAATCTGGTTATCACCGTATCACCACCGAACATCAGTTTCTTTTCATTAGTGAAAAACCCACATCCACCTATGGAAATCCATTTTATATCTTCTATTTGACCATATTGATCCGGCCTATATCGCATAAGCCTCATATACGGAGAACAGATGTATGAAACTGATTTGGATTGCTCGAATGTTCTTCCTGCTACAACATCTCTTCCAGCAATAACCGAATCATCTATACGGCTACTGTCGTAGTTGCAGACATAGTTCGGATATTCCAATAAATATTTCGATTTACCATCTCCTTTTTCACCTGGATCACCAAATGATAAAAATAACGAAGATTCACGATCTATATTATTAACAAATAAGAATCGTCCCTCATTATCGTTTTTACCGGTTCCCCATTTAGATGACATACTGGCATCCATCATAGGATATACACCGGACTTCATGTACTTAACAGAAGATAAACCACGAGCAAAATTTCGTTCATACTTATCCTGGTCCGTTATACCTATCATTGAATTATATAATCCTACAGAAGTATAATACCATGCATGATTACGTCTTGGTCCATTGTTTATAAACGTATTAAGCCAATCATAACGGTACTTACCGTACAATATCGGGCCCTTAGCAATAGTTTGACTGATGGTTGACACCATTGAAGAAAACAGCATGGCCACACTTAAATTCGTTAGGAATCCTCCTCCGGTAAGACCAGCCGACCCTCCTATGTATCCAGACTGAGCCCTTATCTGAAGCTCTTCTGCTATCATAGCGGCTATTGTGGCACTTGATTCAACTGCGGCAAGTGACGCAGCCATCGTATAAGCGGCAGGACCTAAGATAGTCCATTTTGGATGATCTTCTACAGGTACGAAACTGCCTACAGACATTCCTCTTTGGAACCCGTCTATACATACTTCATTTGGAAGTTCGGGCTTGTTAAAATAAATATCAGGAGAACAGAATGAATACCACACGTTTCCTCCTTTGTCGAAAGGATGGGATATAAACTCGTCTCTTTTGCCAGACGTATAATTATATTGATCTTGTGATAGGTCATTATATGGGTAATTAGGATAGATATTTACATTACCATCGTCTCCTATGTATCTAAGCATATCGTAGGCCAATCCTGAAGCCACAACCGACCTATTTAGCCTCCTATCTCCACGATACAGTTCATATCCTACAATCGTATCTCTTTGTTGTTGCGTAATCAAACCAGAATCCACCGCAAAATCCAAAAATACTTGTATGGTGTTCTCATCCACCATAATACCTACCGGATATATTTCAGAAGCTATGTCATATCCACGTTCATCACTGTTCATGAATGGTATATGCTTATTATCTGGAAACCGGTAATGACGTATAGGTTGCTGGCAAAATACGGTAGAAGTATCTACCCCTCCATAAGAATGACCCTTGAAATAAGATAATCCATTTTTGTCTGACAAAGGAGCACCATAATATTCTGTTAACTTATTCATAATATTAGAATAAGCTTCTGATTTTTTTGGATCACCATAAGATCTGCCTGTGTCTATTTTCATCCTGCTACTATCATAAAGTTCAAAATTAGCAGGATATTTCTCAGATGATTCCCAATATGCAAAATCCCCGTATTTATAAGGACGAGGCTTGCAATTGATGGGCCTATCTCCACATGTCTGACATTTAGATGCAAATACTACCGTCGATCTTAATGTTATTGAATCAACAGACAAATCAACCTTATTTATTTCTTTTTCTCTTACACCAAAAATATAAGGATATATGGTTTTACCTGTAGCAAAAGCGACTCCAAGAATAGCACGGGAAGGCTTCTTTCCTTCTTCTTCCTCTTCTTCTGGGGTATCATAATTTTTATAAGAACAAAATTGAATTTGTCTAAACGTCATTATCCAAGGAACTGCTACAATAGGAGATTCTATTGTAACATAAAAATAATTTTGACCTATAGAATCAAAAAACTCTTCATTTATTTCTCCGAAAGCCGGTCTTGCTATGTTAACAATAACGGAATAAGATGATTCATACTCAGGTCTATCAAATTCAACTGGTACTATTCCAAGAGGGGACCATGTTTCAACATCCTTCCAAAAAGAAACACGAACGTAATTGGTAGACACAGCATCCATTATGCCATCTACCTTTCCAAGAGCTTCAAGATAAAGAACTTTGTTCTCGTCTTTATAACCTTCTATGTCCCACTCTTCTGGTCTATTAATCTTAATAAATCTTGCATTTGTCATTACATTTCTGACAAACTTCCATACCACAAATTCAGATGCGAATCCAATATTAAGCTTATCCCCTGTAGGATTATTAAATGTAGCATTGTTTACATACCCTTCAAATTTCCAATCAGTTTCATCTATACCGGTATCCGAATTTTTATATATCATATCTTGCAACTTCTCAGAAGCTTCAGGCCAAAATTGCTCAATACAATACCTGGGTCCGTTCTTTGATCTATACTGATTATTTATGACTGTACTGGTAGATCTACCGGCTCGCCAATCTCCTACATCATTTATCTTTTGGCTCCATCCATCTATATGAAGAATATAACTTCCAAGAAGATAATTATAATTTTGAAAGTTGTTATAATCAGTTCTTGACACAGTAGGATCAGAGCAATAACTCTCAATATAACATCCGCATGTACAAGGCATGGTATCTAATACGTATATAGCATCAGACACGGTTTTTAAAACAGATCCAGGTTGTAAGTATGGATAAAACTCAGAACAAAGGTGTTGATTGCCATCACCTGATATGCTGCCAGCGCTATACCCAAAAAATGCTTCCTCCATCCATTCAGATAAAGAATCCATTGTCTCGTAATTAAACAACACAGAATACTTATTCTGATTTTCTCCTCCTGTGGTATATAGATAATCTGTAGAGACGTGTTCCATTTCGCTAAGAACCTTATAGATATAATCTTCTACAAGGCCTGTTATTAGTGGAACTGGAGCAGACAATATAGATTCTTGACGATGGGGAACTTCGCAGTCTCCTTCCATTTCTGGCAACCCAATATGATCAATTGGTTCCATATAATCCTGTGTTCCGTCTTCTCTGTATTTGGTAGCTATATCGCATATCTGTCTTTCATTGTCTCCATTCTCCTTATTGTTACAAGCTACAAGACCTATATTTTCAGACAAATAATTTATAGGGGTTCCTACAATATCATCATAATCGATAATAAATCTTGATTTCCCTTTAAAAGTAGCGAAATTGCTTTCCACTATAACAGTTTGACCTACAGTAGCCGGGTTGTTACACTCTTTCTGTTCTTCATCTATAACAACCGCATCGTCGTCAATCAATACCCCATCTCCTGCCGTATTGCTATACTGCCATACATATTTCCTATCAACACCTGAGCAATCCGGAGCATATGCGTTTATAGACTGGTATGGGATACTGTCTTTGTTCATTTCCTCTCTTGCCTTATCAGAAGGTGGGGGAACAAGAACGAATGCTGGAGTTTTATAACCAGTAGATGTCTTAAACGAGATAGAAAACGGATACACTTCATTCCTCATATATCCCACATACAACGAACAAGCATTACCATCCTTATATAAATCTTCGTGGGCTACAGACGCCTGCCATTTCAAGAAATGACCCATGAGGGAAACTACAGGCTGTAAATTCCATTCTTTTTCTGCCGTAAGACCATATTGAAGAAGACGGTTTCCGACTGACACTATTCCTCTTGATGTATTATATATGGCTCTTTTTAAAGAAATATGTTCAAATGTTGTCCTCTTATTATTAAGATCAGAATAATAGTATATGGTCTTCTCTGTAATAGGATGAATACCTTCTATAAAATAATCCACTACAGGTTGTGTTTCGCCATTGTATCCTACAGTATTCTGAATAACAGCCACCTTGTAATGGCTGACTTGCCTATCCAGATTAGACACCTTAAGTCTTATACCAAGATTAGTTCTTTCTCCCCATTTACCATCATTTATCCTAATATATTGCTCATCAAATACATGAACAGGGTTAGTCAATGAAGTATAGTTAGTTTTCTCGTTACCAAATTCATCGCACAAGGCCACAGCAAACTGATACACGCCCGCACGTAGGCTGCCCCCGTACTCTATCTGTACCGGCTCTACGCATGGCTGGTCCAGTAGCGGAAACACCCTAAGTTTCTCACATGCCAGAAAACAACCATTCTCCTGCATGAATTTGTCTCTATCATATTCTTTATCGCATATCTTATACCCATGATAATGATACCAAATATCTCCTTCATCATCCGCCGTCAGAGCCTTGTCTACAATAACATACCTGGGAGGATTATAATCGTCAGTCCAGTAAATACATTTCCCACATTTCTCTGTCTTTATTTCTATGGTTTTTATAGGATGATAGATAGAGAACTTAAGGCACGGATCTTGCTCGTTGTCTTCCAGCAAGGTCTTCATGCCAGAACACAACGACTCCGATCCTTCTACCATAGACTCTATATCGGAATCGGATAAGATACTTGTATCGGATTCAGGCTTGAAATAAGTTATCTTAGATACGCCTGTTTCAGGATTTGTTATAAAAAAATAGATATTGCCCGAAGTAAGATCATTCTTGTAACCAATAACCTTAAACCCATCGAAATCAATGCATTTAAGATTACTGTGCTCGTTAGATCTCATCCCAACATTACCATCCTCGGATTCGATGTTGGCATTCAAGGCAAACGTATAATGCTGATCCGTAAGACTCGACGGATGCAGATCTCGGTTCATACCTGTTTGAGGAACCGCTATGTTTCTGTTATCTTCTGCTGCCATTTTATAACTGTTTGTCACAAAGATAGCAAAAGAGATTTAATCATGGATTTCTAAAGTAGGTGAAGAAAAGAAATACATTTTCAATCTCCTACTTTATCGACCACACCTACATAAAAATCGGGGATAGGATTCTCATTGAAATTTCTTACTTGAATATCAATATAATTATAGAAAAAATTATCAACTAGATCCGTTATCGTCACATTACTTTCTAAAACCCCGTCTTTGTATGAATACAGTTCCTTATGTTCGGAATCAATGTAAAAAATATATCTTGGTAAATCCTGGGTATTAACTGTTAGATGATTATTAAACAAACTGCATTTAGAATGATCAGCAGACAGAAGTATCAATAGAAATGTATATGGAGATCTATCTCTTATTATAATATCACAATTAGATGATACATTAGACAAAACCTTGGATAAATCAAATTCTCCAAAACTTATCTTGAATTTCTTTCTTCTTATTGGAATCATATATGCTGGACTATTAATTACAATATAATTCCATTGAAATTGACTCCCTTCCATTACAGGGGAGAAACAATTACCCATCGCCATATTAACATTTTCAAATCTTCGTCTCATAACATCTACTTACGATTTATATCTTTTACCACTAATTAACACAGTTCCATCACCGCCGGTTCCTTCCGAGCCGCATCCGCCTCCTCCGTAACCACCACTTTTTCTGTTTCCTCTTCCGATTCCACATCCTTCATCATAATCGGATTCACCTCCCATACCACCATCCCTATTTCTATCAGCTCCACCACCTCCGGCATTTCTTTTACCCGTCGGTTCTCCAAAATCTCTGGTTGTATATCCTTGACCTTTTCCTCCTCCATTACTCATAATGATACTCCTTCCTATAATAACCGAGGAAACTAAACCCTTCCGACTCCTTCCTCAAAACATCATGCTTATTCCAATACTTTTCTAAGTCGAAAGCCTCTCTTTCGAATACGATATTATGATATGCCTTATCATGATCGCGATATATGCACAACCTAATCAGGTACTCAATTAAATACCATGTATAGTATAAAAATATTGGAATAAGGGACAGCCATAACATCCACCATCCTGCATTACCGAATAAGAGACACAATCCTATTGTAAGCAATGATATAAACATACCAAAATAAAATAACGTATGATACTGATTACAATGCGCCTCCTCATGATATTCGGTTCTCAATGATATACTATCACGTTCGGTAAATACGGCTCCAAATAACATAATTGTTTTGTAGCCGTCAATGAACGTAAATAACTTAGCTATCTTAGAATTGTAATAGATTTTCATTTTCCGAATTTAATTTTGTACCAGTTACACAATATCAAAAACTCAATAGGTGAATTAACACCATCCCATTCCCATTTATCTAAAAAGGCCCTGAGTTTATCTCCTTCAACGCATTCGGCTTCTTGCAAGAAGACAAGATGAGGCATAAATAACTCCGATCCTTCCAAAGACTTATTAAAGAACTTAACCAGCCTCTTATTAAATCCAGGACCGTACCATGATTTTTCATTTGTGGATCCAAGACAATAGTAAGAATTATTTTTGACTTTAATGCCAAACCATTTACATACATATGGATGATATACTCTATCTGCTAAAAATATAAATGGTTTATACCATAGGCAATGCCAGAATGTACTGCACTCGCCTCCGAACTTCTTAAAAGCCCATCTGAACCCTCCAGAAAAATACCAGTTATTAGCTCCTCTCTTAACCTTAACTTTGTATTTAAGATTCTTGTTACGATTACTAACCCTATCCCACGGCTTAACCTTATCGGTGTCCATATCAGGAAGAAATGTCCAATGATGAAGCAAGGCGCTGTAATAAGGATTGTATATCTTGTGTCTGTTTCTAATAACGTACTCAAAAATATCGTATCCTGCTTGCCCGGCTTCTTCAAATCCTTTTTCTGATAAGAAAGCTAATATCGGAGCCAGATTCCAGATCTGATCTTGTGAAGTAAATGGGGAGAAACATGGATTTTCGTCTTTTAACTCTATACCATTAGTATATCCAGAACTTATCTTAGTAAGACCGAACTTATCGGCATCTTCGCTATGGATATCGTCTCTTAAGAAAAATCCTTTTTCGAATTTGAAATAAATACCTTTGTTACTATTAAAAAATAGATCATAAGTAGTATCGGCAAGGCGAGTAAGTACCAGTATGGCATTACGAACATCATCTTCTGTCTTATTGCCAAGAATTATTTCCGTGTATAGGAACTGGAGATACTGAGCCAGGTTAATGGTTCCGTCGCCGACCCAGCCTACCCCGTCCTTCACCGACGACAGTGGGATGCACGAGGCCTGCTCTGTGTAACTGGAATCGTAAACGAAATCTCGGTAAAACACCTCCTTGATCTTATTGTATTTATTCCAAAGGCTTTCCATGTCTTAACCTATAACAATAACACAATCACGCTTTTCCTTATTATAAACCATCGTACCCATCTTAGTGTACAAACCTTTTATATTTTGGTAATTGGTTTCACCATGAGCCGAAACGTTGGTAGTGATGCTGTCGGAGTAAACCTCCTCGCCACCTTCGTTAATGAAGTTAAATCCTTGTTTAACCATCTCTCCTCCAAGGTAGGCTGTAAAAGACACAACGACATTTCCTCGCCCTCTATTCCCATACCAATTACCATAGATATCGGCATTGATATTAGGCTCAGACTCGTCCATGCCCGGCGCTGATAGCAGGGTCTTCATCTTAATAAGCGCCCCTTCAAGGCCAGACTGCATGTTATCACCACCATAAATAAGGTAATCACCTACCTGTTGTTGGGTAGTAGCCCACTGCTTACTCCATCCAACGTATTTATTATCTACATCCGAGATGCCTGTATTGGTGAACCCAGTTGCAGTATCAAAATCAGAACCGTCTTCTGATTCCCATCCGTATCTAAGAACAAGATAATCGAACTCAGGAATTACAACGACCTGCTCGCCGGCAGCTTGTGTGATTGTAACGTTCTTACTCTCTCCACCAGCCGTTACCTTAGCTACGCCTCTACGATCTTCAGCTACCGGATTAGGGCCGGCTGTGAAGATAATATTTGCCGGTCCTACGCCTCTCATTTTGTCGGCAGTTACTATTTCGCTTGCACTAACTTCTAACATTTTGTTTATTTTTTTAATATTTCGAATACGTATATCCAACTCGACAAAAATACTATTGGGCAGTACATTGTCTCTACCAAACTTGCATCTCCTTTAAATTGCCTGATTGACCAAACAATCATAGATGCAATAACGCCAGACAAGTATATAAATAAAACTACCTCAATCATACCATTTTAAGTATATCGTCAATAACTGGATACGCCTTAGTATATATCTCAAACTCAGCACGGCGCCGCCTAAGAGGTTCGTACATGCCTTTTAATGTCATACCCATCATCTTAAGTTCGGTCTTAGCATTTTTCAGCTTAACCAAATCTTGCTGTGCATACAACTTGAACAAATCGGCAGCCCCTTGTGCTTCTCCATTATACATCAGTTCCTCAAAGAATCTCATCTTTACAAAATTATCTACATAATCCAATACCAGACCTTGAGGCGTATCTGGTATAATTATATTAGATTCTCCGTCAAAGGGAAGAGACCGGTACTGCATGTAAATAGGTCCATCGAAATTAGCATACAGGAATCCGTTTACGATATTTATCTCATACGGACTATCCTTTATTGCTTTATTCCGGCATCTACTCAAACAAGAATCACGAAGCATAGGCTTAGCAAGACCTAACATTACCGGCCGGTCATAATAGCAACGAACTTCATGATCGCGATCATGAACATTGATATAAAATTTTTCAACTATCACTTTCTCGCATTCGTCTTTACAACATTCATCGCAAGAACACCACCTATAACTTCTTTCGGTACGTTCTTTCCAGGCTATTGTATTTTGAAGTTCTGGTATCACCTTATCACCTTCCGGCACCTCATATCCTTTAAAATCGCATTTAAAAGCCAGAATAAGATCAAAGTAATCACCAGGCATACGAGCCTGCCCTCGCTTGACATCTACTACCGCTTCTTTGCGCATAGTAATATCGCCTCCAAACTTCTTCAGGGCAATTTCTACCCATTTGTAGATGGATACCTCATCTATCAGATCACGCTTGTCAAATGATCTTAAAGACGATTTTAACTCTATGATATAATTTTCGACTGTCATCTCTTAGAAAAAATGGAGGACAGGAAACAAACCTGACCTCCACAAAGATATGAATAATATGTATAACTCCCTATTTTGTGTTTTCAAAATCTTAAATGATTCTGCAAACTCCACATCAGGACGCTGCTCTTCTATGGTCTTAATCGCCTGTTGTCTCTCCGCCTCTGCTTGCGCCCTCTCGGCTATGGCTCTATTTTTGGCATCAATCTCGTCAGCTAATGCTCTTAATGCAGATGGATAGTCTTTCGGTGTTATAGAATAGGAGCCGGTTTTTCTTATAGAGGGAAGAACTTCAGATGTTACCCATTTCTTGAATTTTTTAGCAAAATCCATCTTTGATCCAAAAATTAGGCTATACAATCCAGACTCATTGATTATCAGTATTTTAGTGTTTGGAGTGTAGGGACGGAACGTTTCGTTCCACCCTTGAGTATCAGGTACTTTCATTATTAGTCTATCATCTTCATCAACGTGATCCCTTATCGCTTTTCTCGGATTAGTGTACCCTAAAAATGAAGCTATAGGAGATCCTATAAAATACGGTTCTTCGTCAATAATAATAATTTTTAGCTCTCCAAAATCTGAATTTTTGAAAGATGATACGGTTTTAACCTCTTTGCTAAATTCCATTTCGTTGGATTCCGACGTCAAAATAATGTTACTGTTCTTCGCATTGTTTTGAAAATTGCTTACATTTGTTCCCATAATAGGAATTTTACTTTTTATATCCGCCAGCCTGAGAAGGTAGACGGATATGCAAATATAGCGATTAACCTATATCAATAAAGGGTAATCGCTATATTTTTTTTACATGTTCCTATGATTGAGTTCTCGATCTTCGAAAACTCTCTTAATCTGGAAATCTTTAAACACCCTTCTTTTGGCAAGTATTTCATTGTACATAAATCGGTATCTTCGTCCTTTATTCATTTTAACCCTTAACTTCTTTTTCAAGCTATCTTGTATTACAAAATGGTAATATCTTTTAGAGTCTGCGAAATCCATAGCCAGGTGGTTGTAGAGGTAGCCGTTGGTTCCGAGCCTGCTCACGATGTCCAGGTCCCGTCTGACGGCAAAGCGCTGCCCCGGTATAAGTACATGGCATAAGTATCCTACGTTATCTACATAAACACCGGCATCAGCCTCTATATAATGTTCTGATACGGTTTTCCATATAATAGACAACAACCTTAAAACCTCTCCCCTGTCTCTTATCATGCCTTTCTTAAAACCATTCTTTCTTTTCATAAGACGATGGTAGTAGGCTACAAAATACGGTGATTGTATTGATGTTCTTTTCATGTCACTAAGTTTATATAAAAATGGGCCTTGGTTTCACAACTAAGACCCAAATAAAGATAAATAATATTTTGTTATTGAACAATTTGACTTTTCTGATTGGAATCAAGATTCGGATTTTCATCGACAGTAATCTGTAGCCTGAACGCTACTTCCTTTATCGTCTCTGCCACTACATACTCAATTAACTTGATAGGACAGATAAATTCGTATTCCCATTCAGACTCACACCCTTTAGGTGTAGGATCGCAGGCCATTAACTCCAGCGCCTTCTTTCTTCTTGTTGTGAAGAACTCTACGTTAATAAGCTCTATATGAAAATCCGGTATATAAATATAGTCGTTTTCTACATAATAAAAAGGACGCCGTTCTTTAACGTATTTAGCATACGGTCTTTTTTGTTCATTGCGATACGACTTTATTTCAGCGAACTTAAAAAATATAGTGTTATCTACGTTAGTCACCTTAGTAATAGCCGGTCTAAGGGCAGAATAAAGAAGTCCTGGAAGTTTATGTTTTGACCGCATAAGTGTATTACACAACGCAAATTCGGCATCGCAGCAAACTATTTTATCAACTTCAATCATCTCCAGGCAAGTAACGTAAGTTAGGAGCCGGTGGTCGCCAAGTAACGTCCCGTCATCCCACCTCTGGGCTGTATAAGATTCGGCTTTAGTTCTACCGATATTCAATATCCATCTCCGACTAACATGCGAATCTTTGTCAAGGGCATGAATACCGTTTACGACTCTTGATACAAATTCACCATTAGTGATCATGCTCCCCTCCTTTCTTTTGCTCTTGATTCTCTTGATTTAGCATTCAAGATCCTCATATAAATATCTCTTTCTCTCATGCCGGATATGGTTTTTATAGCCTCATCCAACATAACTTTCGTATATAAAGGTTTAGGGAATCCCTTTATCTTAACCGGATCAGGAACTAACTTCGCCTTCCGATATTCATAAAATCTTTTAGAAGTTACATTAAGATAAGAAACAGCCTCTTCTCCGGTATAGTACTTAGCCGGATTAGCAAGCTGCGTCCATGTCTCAAGATCGTTGGCTGTGAGATGATCGCATTCCCCGCTTAAAAACATCTCCTTTATCTTATCGCATACCGCCGCACCGCTTTTACGCAGCGTCTCTGTCAGAATTTCTTTCATTTTCAAAACATCCTGTTTTAAATCTTAAAACAATAGAGGCAATGATTATCAACAGAGTAACAGCCATAACAGACCACACTACTGTATTGTGCTCAATAGGCATATCAATATTAACCGTAACCCATTCTACACAGATATTAAAAATCATGCTATAGATCAATAACCTATGCCATATACAAAACCTGAACATTCTTGAAAAAGCCAAGAGAAATAGGTCCCATGATAGAGAATGACCTAATATCGGATACAGCCAATTAGTGATACTAAAAGGATAAAACTCATCAAAAATGCTGGCTAACATAATAACCTGCATCAATACAGGATAATACTTCACAAACGTCACACAGACATTCCCTTGTCCTTTGCTAATAAACTTGTTGCTCAT